ATGATTTGGAAAATAATAAAAGGAATCCTAAAATGGTTATTGATAACTGTTATTGTTGGATTCTTTGTGTGGTTTTTCCGTAGCATATACAGAACAATTCGCTACGGGTTTGGAGGCTCTAAATAGGGTCTCTTTTCCTTTTCTCCAAGACGCGAAATTTACATAGTATGTTATGAAAATATGATAACAATATTTTATAAAGGAGAGAATAATATGAAAAAATTTATTAAAATGGTAACAGAGATAACAAAGATATTAGCAGGTATGGTAATTCTTACAGGTATTACTTATCTATTAGTTGACCATAATTTAGACTGGTTTGTTCCAAACAGAACATACAGTTTATATGAATGGGCGGCTTTAATGGACGGGTATTCTATGATTAGAGCAACCATATGGAAGCTCTTTGATTTCAATGTATTTTTATGTATGAATGGAGTATTGTTTACTCTGCTTATGAAAATAATTTACAAGCTATTTGAAATCGAGAAGATGATTGAAGAAGCAGATGAAGATGAAGCTCAGGCGTAATGCTTGGGCTCTTTTTCTTTTTATCGTATCGTGATTCAAACACATGCTTTTATGAAAATACAATACACATAAGAAAGGAGTACGAATATGGAAGTTGTACAGATGGAGGATTTCAAACGTGAATCAAAGAAAAGAGTTATTAAAGAAAAGCTCAACACAAAAATTCAAAATGGAAAAAGGTGGTTAGAAAGAAACAGATAATCAGTTATTACTCTTACGCCAGTTATTATCGGAGGTGCTGCAACTATCACGAAAGCTGTAGGCAAACGAATTAACTTACGTAAGCAGGAAAATTTGAAAGATTTGTATTGCTATGACCGTTCTCTTGGACATTATTGGAAATTACGTAGAGAGCTTACAAATCAGGAGTGGCTTGAAATTGATAAACGTAAGAAAAATGGTGAACGACTTTCAGATATTTTATCTGAGATGAAAGTGTTAAAGTAAATTTAGAGCTGGAGCTTTAGAGAAATCTAAGGCTCTTTTTTTTCTGAAAGCGAAAATTACATGCTCCTTTATGAAACTATATAACAGATACAAGGAGAGATTAATATGACAAGAATATATTTCGAAAAAGATGGATTCAAGAATTTTTGCAGAGCATACGCAGAAAAGAAAGAACTTAGACAAAAGTTCAACATTTACTGTGTAATCAGTGAAAATGAAAATGGAACTATGAAATTAAATGTAACTTCTGTCAAGGAGGATTCTCAGAATCTTCTTAGAAGTTATGGTTTCAAAGAAATTAAGGCTGAGACTTTATAGTCTGAGTCTTCTCTTTTTTCTAATCTAGGTTAGCCAGTTTTAATCTAGCTTAGAATTACACATCCTGTTCCGTACTCAGATTACTGAAAAGTACAGTAGAGTTCTAATGTGAAAAATTTTCTTTAATGGAAATTTTTATAAAACATAACAGAAAGGAGAAGCCAAATATGCATGAAGCAGTAATGTTATTGATTGGAGTTGCGGTTGGCATTTTATTGTCGACTATTCTTACTCGTATTAAAACCGGATACGGGTTCTTCAAGCTTGAGAAAGTGTCTGACGAAGAAGATTTATACAGTATTAATGTAAGACTCGTTCCATATCAAAAGCTTAATAAAAAGAAGCGTATAGTGCTTACGCGAGAATAGCACACCCTTTTATGAAAAATATTTTAAGGAGGTATTTAACATGAATACAAAACATTTGCTGGAGGAAGAAATCAGAAAAGAAATTGAGGAGATAGGTAAATTGCAACCCGGCACAGAGCAACATAAATCAGCTACTGAAGCACTGTCTAAATTGTTAGATAAATACAATGATATGGACAAGCTTGAATTAGAGTATCAGGATAAATTCGATGTTCGTGAGGCAGAACAGACTATGAAAGAGAAACAACTTGAGCAGGTTACAAAAGATTGTAGAACAAAAAACATTTTATCAGCAGTCAAAGTAGGAGGTGAGTTGCTTATGACTTGCTGGGGGATATGTAAAGTACTCAAGTTTGAAGAAAACGGAGTTCTTTCTTCAGTAATCAGTAGAGGTATGGTGCAGAAAATACTTCACAAAAAGTAAAGTGTAAATCAAAATGGAGGGTCTTAGAGAAATCTAAGGCTCTTTGTTTTATCTACATTTCGCACGATTTACATCTTCTATTATAGAAAAATATTAGGAGGTATGTTATATGAAAACATTACAGAAAAGAGCGCAAGTATTGTACAGATTTAGATGCGAAAGATGCAGGAGTCTGTTTGAAATGACGGAGGAAGAGAAGACCGAAAACGATTGGAAGTTTACAAACTATCATTATTCTTATAAAGAGGGTAAGTATATTTGCGGACCCGTCAATCGTGATAAGAAAAAAATATCATCAAATCCACTTGATTATTTCGAATGCCCTGTATGCAAATGTGTCAGACATGTACAGAGAGGAGATATGCACAAATATTCAGTAATGGATGATGGAACAGAAATTAAAGAATATTAATCTAATTTGAGAGGGGTTTATACCCTCTCTTTTTTTAATTACGTTAGAATGAATTACAAAGTTAATTTAAAAGAATTTGTAAAAACTATATTTGATTTCAAAATTATAATGCCATTAAAAACTAGAAAATTGCAGAGAAGCGGAACCCTTAAATTCTAGGGTCTCTTTTCTTTTTTGTAAAGGAATATTATGAGATATTTTTATGAAAAGCCACAAAATTATCGTTCAATGTATGGGTTTGTATATGAATGCAATCATCCTGTTTATAGCAGATGTACCTTGTTTAAAATTGGAAATTGTGGATTGGGCGTTATACAGCAAAGGTATAATCCGGATACAAAAGAAACTCATTGGGGAGAAATAGACCCATGGCTTAATGACGACTTGTATCTGCATCCAAAGTTCAAGCAATTTTTTGATGAACGAGCTGGTGAAGCTATCAATGGAATATATCCAACGGTTACAATTAGACAAATTATGTGGTATATGAAAATGAAACCAATTCCAAGAGAACGATGGGAAACATGCTTTGATAGGCGTATTGTATGATTCGCGATATTAACATGTACTGTTATGAAAATATTATTTTAAGGAGGAATCAAAAATGATTTTATTTACAATTTTAGTAATAATGTTGGCAATACTTTTGACTGCAAGTGTTTTAGTAATGAGCATTACTGGAGCAGTTGGTGTCATACTATTTGGTGACGTTATTGTATGTATATGGATTATTATATGGTTCATTAAAAAACTTAGAAAGAAGAAACGTAAATAGGTTTCAAAATAGAGGGCTTTAGAGAAATCTAAGGCTCTTTTGTTTTTCTCTGACGCGATAAATACATAGCATGTTATGAAAATATTATTTCAAGGAGGTAATAAAAATGGTAAAATATGTAGAAAAATTATATGAGCAGATTGATGAGTTAATGGAAATAGCTTACAGGCAAATAAGCTTTAAATCTATCGGAACTATAACGACTGATGAAATTAAGGCTATGCAGTCGATAAGTAAATTAATATCAGTTGCTAAACAAATTTCTATAGAACAGGCAGAGACCATAGAAAAAATTAACTTGATTAATAATAAGATTGATTTGTTATTAGAACAAAACAAGTAATTGAGAATGGGCATGAGTTGAAATATACTCAGGCTCTTTCTTTTTCTTTGAACAATATGGTAAATCGAACGCGAAAATTACATACTCCTTTATGAAACTATGATAACAATATTTTTATGAAGGAGATAAGATTATGAAAAAATTATTAGTTTTAATAGGAGTAACAGCAATATTGTGTGCTGTTGGATGTAATATGAATACAGAAGTTAAAGATGAAGTACAGACAACTTCTATCTATGAAGAAACAGTTAATGAGGCTGAAGAAACTTCAGAAGAAATAGAATCGTATGTTCACGATTTGTATATTGATACATTTAAAGAAATCTACGGAGATGACTTTAATGTAGAAAGATTAGAAATGGTAGACAACGACACTATTTCATATGAAGGAAAAACGGTTAGCTGGGATTATGTAGAGGAGTTAGCGTATAATTCGATGACAAATGTAAGTTATTAACCCAACGGGAGCAGCGTATGCTGTTCTCTTTTCTTTATTCGCAAAATTTACATGTACTATTATGAAAGAAAATCAAAATTCAAGGAGGTATACAATATGGGACTAGCAACAGAATTGCAGGAAAAATTAATGGAAACATTTGACGACAACATCAATTCAGAACGGAAAGTTGATAGATTTAAAGCTATTCTAGCAGCATTTATATCTGGAGCAATAGATGGTGCTGTGGTAATGTATCCATTTATGTGCACTGCGTTATTTGCGGTTGCATTTTGTAATCGAAAGAAATGTAAATAATTTTCAAGATGGAGGGCTTTAGAGAAATCTAAGGCTCTTTTCTTTTTGTGCTCGCGAAATTTACAAATAGTATTATGAGAAACGGTTAGCTCAATTGGTAGAGCATCCAGATTACTCTGGAGGGTTATGGGTTCAAGTCCCATACAGTTTCTTTTACTTTTTATTTCAAGGAGGTATTTAAAATGCAAAAAAGTAAAAGAGTACTCATCAACCAAAATGCTCCAACTATTCTAACATGTCTAGGTGGGGTTGGAGTAATAGTCACTGCTATATTTGCAGCACGTGCAACTCCGAAAGCAATATCATTAATTAAACAGGCAGAACAAGAGAAAGGAGAAGAATTAACAAAATGGGAAAAAGTTCAAGTAGTGGCTCCTAAGTACATTCCAACGATATTAATAGGTGGAACAACATTAGCATGTATATTTGGAGCTAATATGCTAAATAAGCGACAGCAGGCATCATTGACAAGTGCATATGCTCTTTTAGACCAATCTTATAAGAGATATAGAGAAAAACTGATAGAGCTGCACGGTGAAGAAATGCATAACGAAATTATAGATTCTATAGCAGCTGATGCTGAAGATGCAACAGCCATATACCCATACGTAGAAAGTGGATGGGGGTGTTACACGCAGTATCTCGAAGATGATTATAGTGAACCGAAGTTATTTTATGATGTATATGGACGTCGATATTTTAAAGCACCATTAGAACAAGTATTGCAGGCAGAATATCATATAAACAGAATTTATACTACACAAGGATACGCAGTACTTAACGAATTCTACGATTTTCTTGGTATAGCACATATTGATGGTGGAGATGATTTGGGATGGGCTGTAAGTGACGAATGTACTTACTGGATTGATTTTAATCATCGGAAAACAGAACTCAAGGACGGCACTATTTGTTATTTGATTGATATGATTGTAGAACCATCATTAGAATGGAAAGAATTATACGGTTACGACTAGAATGAATGTCGCGAAAAATACAACGGCTATTATGAGAGAAACAACTATTAAATGACTAATGGCTATGGGTGTGTAGAACCTATCCAGGTGGGAGGTATGAAATAGGACTGACAGTTTAATAGTAAGCTACACATTTTCTCTTTTTCTTTTGTAGTACGTGGGTAACTACTATATGTATTAGCTTTGGTATAGGTCCGCGAACCAAACAATTACTATTATAGAAATCAGAAAGGAGTACAAATATGGACAAGATTAAAGCTAACAAGAAAGCAATATTGACTCTGCTGTCAGCTGTATTTGGTGTAGGAAGTTTTGTTGTAAATATTCTCGCATCGAAAGATGAAACAGAGGAGATTGCTCAAAGAGCAGCTGAGATTGTTGAGGAACGACAATCTGAAAAGAAACCTGAATAGGGGGGCAAAGGGGATTCAACTTAAATGTTGAGTCTCTTTTCTTTATAAAAGTAAAGTGTTCATGGAAGGAGAACGAATATGAAAAATCGAAATATGAATCAGTATTTCAAAATGGCAAAAAGAGCTGTTAAAAAGCATAGCCCAGAAATTTTAACAGGACTCGGTATTGCTGGCATGATTACCACAACTGTTTTAGCAGTGAAAGCAACACCTAAGGCATTAGCATTAATTGAAGAAGAAAAATACATGCGAGATGAATCCGGACGCGTTAAATTGGAGCCTGTCGAAATTGTAAAGGTGGCATGGAAACCATACATTCCAGCAGTTCTGTTGGGCTGCGCTTCTGCGTCGTGCTTGATTGGAGCTAATTCAGTACATAGTAGAAGACACGCTGCATTATATTCGGCATATAAACTGTCGGAAACTGCTTTGAGTGAGTATAAAGATAAAGTAGCAGAACTCGTACCAGAAAAGAAAGTAAAAGAAATCAAGCAGAAATTAGCTGAAGATAAGGTTGAAAAAGTTATTGAAAGGGAATCAGAACCGGTAAGAAATAAGTCAAACGTAATTGTAGCAAGTGACGGAGATGTGTGGTTTATTGACCCGTTCACAAATGGCACATTTCTGTCTAGTACCAGTAAAATTGATGCTGCAATTAACCGAATCAATAAGCAAATGATGTCTGATATGTTCGTATCTTTGAGCGATTTATATGATGAACTGGGACTGGACCATACTAATTGTAGCGATTATATTGGCTGGTGTATTGATGACGGACTGATCGAGTCGTCATGCACAGAAGCTACTCTCAAAAATGGAAAAGCGTATATTATCATGGACTTTTTAAGACGTCCTGAATATGGCTTTGATGATAAATCAAAATACTATGCTTAATACACGCGAAAATTACAAGGTGTGTTATGAAAGAAAATCAAAATTCAAGGAGGAAACAACAATGGAAGAAATGATGAATAATGAAGTAACAGAAACAGAGGAAACTTTAAGTCCTATGGTAATGGCTTTAGAACCAGACGTAGAATCTGAAGGTGGTTCTGGAAAGACATTACCAGTCATTTTGGCTATTGGAGCTGGAGTTGCTGCGGCAGGAGCAGTGGTATACAAAAAGCTTAAGGCTAAAAAGACAGGTGTGTCTAAAAAGAAAACTAGAAAGAGACTTCGGTGGGTCGAAGAACCTATCGAGGACGAAGAAGAATTTCTTGACGATTTCATCGAAGAATCCAAAGAACCTATCGAGGATTAACAGAAATTTGAAGAAGGGGACCTGAGTGAAAACTTGGGTTTCTCTTTTTCTTTTTGTCAATATTTGAAAGGAGAATTGCAATGAAAAATATTTTTAAGTATGCATTAGTGTTCATGGGTGGATTATCAGCAGGTGTTGGTATTTGTAGTATTAAAGTGATAGTGGATGACGATTTTCGTAACGTTTTAATTAATAAACTAGTTGATAAATTCCGTCATCGTGTATACAGAAATTCTGTGAATTATGTAGAAACTATTGTTTTTGAGTATAGAACAGCGGCAGAAAAAGCAATTTCTGAATTAGACAGCATAATTGAAAATTACGGATTTGCTAGTGTATCTGATTTGTATGATATCTGTTGTGTTTCTAAAAATGCTGAATATTGTGATACTCAGCGGGGTTGGTTTAAGACAGATAACTTTAAGGTTGTTAGAACTAGAGGTGGATACGAGCTACGAATCCCGTATCCGTTTCCGCTATACTAATAAAATCAAAAATAAAAAGGAGCTCTATAATGAAAAATATTTTTAAGTATGCATTAGTGTTCACGGGTGGAATTTTGGCTAAAAAGTTATCTGATAAAATCGCACGTCAATCATATTTCAACGACAATGACTATATTGATGCTTTTGTTTATGAAACTAAATCCCAAGCGGAAAATACGATTTCTAAATTGAATAGCATAATTAAAATTTATGGTTACGCAGATATGTCAGATGTATGGAAATGCTACGGTACCAGGACTACAAATAGCGGTTGGAGTAGTACCGATAATTTCTATATTACAGAAACGGAGAATGGTTACATATTACTAATACCACCGTTCGAAAAAATCAAAATAGAAAAATAAAGAGGAGAAATGCTATGGCAGAGTATAAACCGAACTCTCATAAAAGTAAGGAAGAATCAAAAGAATCTGTTACTGAAGAAAAGAGAGTTAAGCAAACAATTAGTGGTAGAACATCCACTAAAACAAATGAGGCACGTAAGTTTGCAGGACTGCTTATTTCTGAAGATGCTGCTAACGTGAAATCATATATCCTTATGGATGTGTTAGTGCCAGCCATTAAAAAAGCAATATCAGATATAGTAACCGATGGTATTGATATGATTCTCTACGGTGAATCGCGTGGAGGAAGAAAATCAAGCTCAAGTGGACGAGTTTCTTATCGTAGTTATTATGATGACAGAGACCGTCGTGATAGAGATAGAGACCGTGAACGTTCTTCTAATTCCCGTTTTGATTACGATGATATAGTTTTTGAGACTCGCGGGGATGCGGAGTTCACAAAAGACCAGATGAATGATATTCTTGACACTTACGGCATGGTGACCGTATCAGATATGTACGAAATTGCGAGATTAACACCACCTTATACAGCATTAAGATATGGGTGGTTTAATATTCGTACAGCAGAAGTAGTAAGAGTCCGTAATGGGTATGTTTTAAAGCTTCCTAAAGCGATGCCTATTGATTAAATAGAATGAAAGGAAATAAAGATTATGAACTCAGATAAATTTAAAGAGTTATTAAATGAACTGGATGGAAATAGCATCCAGACATTGTTTGAAAAAAATTCGAAATATGCCGAGAACGGTAACGGTGACTGCCTGCATAATTTCAGAATTGGAGCAGATATATCAGGAGGTACGTCAGCTCAGGCATGCTGGGGATATATGACAAAGCATCTTGTGGCTTTACGAGATAAAGTAGAAAAAAATGACTTCTCAGATAGAGATGATTTCTTAGAGAAGTGTAAAGATGCAATTAACTATATTCGTTTCTTATGGTGCATCGGAAATGATGAAAGTATGAGAAAAGATAATAATGCAGAAAGGGAAGTAAATCAGTATGAATAAATTTAAGTTACCAGCTAATGCAACTAGAAAATTACATAAAGTTGCATTAAAAATGAAAAAAAATAGTCCGGAAATTTTAGTAGTTTCCGGGATTGTTGGAGTAGTGACAAGTACTGTCATGGCTTGTAAGGCTACTACTAAAATTGATGAAGTGCTTACCGAATCAAGAGCACATGTTAACGCAACTAAGAAATATGTAGAAGAAACAGGCTTCTCTGAAAAGTATACAGAGACTGATTATAAGAAAGACCTCACTATTATGTATACTCAGCGTGGAGTAGCACTTGCAAAATTGTATGCTCCTGCTGTTATTTTAGGAACTGCATCTATTACAGCTATTCTTGCAGGACATAATATTATCTGTAAACGCAATGCAGCACTTGCAGCAGCTTATGCAACTGTTGATAGAAGCTTCAAAGAATATCGTGGTCGTGTTGTTGAACGGTTTGGAGAAGAACTGGATAAGGAACTTAAATACAATATTAGAACCAAAGAAATTGAAGAAATCAAAGTGAACGAGAAAACTGGTAAGGAAGAAATTGTAAAGACTACTGAAAAAGTAGCAGACCCGAACACATATAGTGACTATGCAAGAATATTTGATGACGGATGCATCGGATGGACTAAAGACCCTGAATATAATCTAATGTTTTTAAAGGACCAACAGCGATATGCTGATGACATGTTAAAAACTAAGGGATGCTTATTCTTAAATGAAGTATATGATATGCTCGGTTTTCAGCGTACATCAGCAGGTGCACAAGTTGGCTGGATTTATGATGAAAAGAATCCTACTGGAGATAATTTCGTAGATTTTGGTATTTATGATTTGCTTAATGAGAAGACAAGAGATTTTGTAAATGGGTACGAGCGTAGCATATTACTTGATTTCAATGTCGATGGGGTAATTTACGATAAAATTTGAGCAACGGGCTTGGATAAACCATATTCAGGCAATAGGTATCACGACATGATTGACTTTAGTCATATGTAAAGGAGCAATTGATTATGCAAAATTTATTTAGTAAAATTGGATGTTTTGTTATTGGCGGCACTATTGGAGCGTTAGCAACATACAAAATTTTAAGTGATAAATATGAGAAACTGATTCAGGAAGAAATTGATTCAGTAAAAGAAAGCTTCTCAAAGCCGCTTAATAATGATGTAGAGTCAGAGTTCGATAACAAAAATGCTGATGATGTAGATGCTGTTGATAAGATAATCAATCAAAATGGTTATCTTACAGAATCTGAAAATAAGGAGGAAAGCGGAGATATGAAAGATAAGAACATCAGTATAATCAGTCCGGAAGAATTTGAAGAATCTGATTATACAGTAGTTAGTCTATATTACTATGAAGATGGTATTGTGGCTAATGACCGTCACAAAATGATTGGTAATGCAGAAGAATTGATTGGAAATGACTTTGCTAGCCATTTTGGAGATTATAAAGAAGACCCTGATACTGTATATGTTAAGAATAATGAGCAACATATTGTTTATGAGGTTATGCGGGAATACGAAGAATTTCTGGAGAGTTAATGCATGATTCATAATGATTTGGAAAACGAATATTTTGAATGGATGTATCACATAGTATGCGACGGGCGTTTTGCAAAAGAAAATAGCTATCGAAGACTACTTGAATACCTCAATAGTGTTGAGTATACATGGTTATTACCAGATGATGCAAACCGTGCAGATGACGGTTCGGAAGGATTGAGATGGCAATTTATGTGTACTCAGCATATACGTATTAGAGGTCCAAGAGATGAGCTTGATAGTCCTTGTAGTGTATTAGAAATGATGCTGGCATTAGCATTTAAGTGTGAGGATATTATGGATAATGCTTCCTTAGGTGACCGTACTTCTCAATGGTTTTGGAAAATGGTATCTAATTTGGGGTTGGCTGGTATGACAGATCGAAGATTTGACCTTAGATATGTAGAAGAAACTATTGAGAGATTCCTGGCAAGAGAATATGAATCGGACGGTCATGGAAGCTTATTTATAATACGGGATAGTCCTGTCGATTTGCGAAAGGTTGATACATGGACATGTATGTTGTGGTATATTGACAAATTTGTATAGGTTAGGGTAAATAGAATGAAACTTAACGATATAATCACCAAGAAGAAAGGAGGTCATACGATGAATGTTAGACTTTATGACAATATCTGCGGTACCAACTAAACAAGGCTTGGTAATCTCGCCTAAGTTTATCATGAAAAAATCTCAGGACCTTATGATTCGTGGGCGAGACTTTTATGCTATTTGGGACGAAGCCAACAAGTTATGGAGTACTGATGAGGATGATGTAACGAGATTGGTTGACGATGAATTACGAAACTATGCAGATAATATAAATGAACAGAAAATCATTAAGTTCATGTGGGATGCAGATAGCGGTTCAATTGATAAGTTCCACAAATACTGTCAGAGGCAGATGAGGGATAATTATCATGAACTTGATGAGCAACTTATATTTTCGAATGTTGAACTTAATAGAGAATCTTATGCAAGTAAAAGGCTTTCATATCCGTTAGAAGAAGGAAGCACTGAAGCTTGGGATAAAATTATTGGAACTCTGTACACAAAAGACGAGCGGCACAAGATTGAATGGGCTATCGGTGCTGTTGTTTCTGGAGATTCAAAATGGATTCAAAAGTTTCTTGTATTTTATGGGGCTGCCGGAACCGGTAAGTCAACCATATTAAATATTATTCAGAAGCTGTTTGATGGATATTATTGCAGTTTTGATGCAAAAGCTTTGGGACAGGCAAATAATATGTTCGCTTTGGAACCGTTTAAAGCGAATCCGTTAATAGCAATTCAGCATGATGGTGACTTATCCAGAATTGAGGACAACACACGATTAAATTCATTAGTATCTCATGAACGAATGAGCGTAAACGAGAAATTCAAGGGACTGTACGAAACTCAGTTTAAATGCTTCTTATTTATAGGTACAAATCGACCTGTAAAGATAACAGATGGTAAATCTGGTTTACTACGTAGGTTGATTGATGTGTCACCGTCTGGTAAGAAACTTAGTGCTAGTGAATATTATCGAGTAACTAAGCAGGTTAATTTCGAGTTAGGAGCTATTGCGTATCATTGTCTTCAAGTATATAAGGAAAATCCAGATTATTATGATGGGTATGTACCGAAAAATATGATGGAGGAATCTAATGATTTTTATAACTTTGTATGTGATTCATATACCGTTTTTAGGCGAGAAGATGGTACTACATTAAAAGCCGCTTGGGAAATGTATAAACAGTATATTGAAGAAGCCAAAGTATATTATCCAATGTCTAAGAAGGATTTCAGGTCAGAGTTGAAAAACTATTTTTGGAATTATGATGACCGTATAGAAAAAGAGGACGGTACTCGGTTGGTAAGTTATTACAGCGGATTTCGTACCGATATATTTGAAGAAGAGATGGGTGCAAGAGCTAAATCTGTAAAAAAAAAAGAAGAAGTACAGGACTTAATAGAATTTAAGGAGCAGGAATCCATTTTCGATAAGGAGTACGGGGACTGCATTGCTCAATATGCATCCAATAACGACTCTGAAATACCATTAAAAAAGTGGGATGAAGTTACGTCAACTTTATCCGAAATAGATACATCTAAGGTTCATTATGTAAGAGTACCAGAAAACCAAATTGTCATTGACTTTGACATTAAAGATGATGACGGAAATAAATGTTTCGAAAAAAATCTTATAGAAGCAAGTAAATGGCCGGCTACATATGCTGAGGTTAGTAAAGGAGGGCAAGGCATACATTTACATTATATTTATACGGGAGAAGATGCTTCTAAATTAAGCCGTATATATGATGACGATATCGAAATTAAAGTGTTTACTGGTAACAGTTCACTTCGGCGTCGTTTATCAAAATGCAATAATTTACCCATTGCTAATATCAGTTCCGGGTTGCCATTAAAGGGGGTAAAAAAGATGCTGAATTTTGACGGCATAAAAAATGAGAAGATGATACGTTCTCTTCTCAAGCGACATATTAATAAAGAAATTATGGGTAATACGAAGCCAAGCATTGACATGATTTACAAAACATTAGAGGAAGCATACAAAAGCGGTATTGGGTATGATGTAAGTGATATGAAAAATGCAGTTTACTCATTAGCAGCAAGTAGTTCCAATCAAGCTGACAAGTGTCTTAAGATTGTAGGCAAAATGCATTTTAAGAGTGAAAATGCTAATACAACTGTTTCCGATAATAAGAATGACGAGATTGTATTTTATGACGTTGAGGTATTTCCGAATCTGTTCTTAGTTTGCTATAAAAAAGCTGGATATGACATGCCGGTAGTTAAATTGATAAATCCAAAACCGGATGAAATCGAAAATCTGATAAGGTTCAAGCTTGTTGGATTTAATAATCGTGCATATGATAATCATATGATTTATGCTTGTATGATGGGTTACGATAATCAGAAATTGTATGAGTTGTCGAAACGTTTGATTAACAAGGACAAAAGTATTAGTCGCGCAGCTAAGTTCTCAGAAGCATTCAATTTATCATATACAGATATTTATGATTTTGCGTCTGCTGGTAATAAAAAAAGTCTTAAGAAACTTGAAATTGAAATGGGTAAGCAGACTGTTGAGTCTTTGAGAAATAAAAAATATTCGGAAGATGAGATTAAACTTATTAAAAAAGGTACCCATCATCAGGAACTTGGATTACCATGGGATGAAACGGTGGATCCATCACTTTGGACAACGGTTGCTGATTATTGTACGAATGACGTTATAGCAACTGAATCCGCTTTCTGTTATTTGAAAGGTGACTGGATTGCTCGTGAGATTCTTGCGGACATTACTGGAATGACTGTAAATGACACTACAAATAGTTTATCTCAGCGAATCATATTTGGAAATGACCGTAATCCACAATCACAGTTTAACTATCGTTTTCTTGGAAACCCTGTTGGAAGTGACCAATACGAAGAATATCGTGAGAAATTTGGTCCTGATTATAAGTTCAGAGTATTCAATGATAAAGGTCTTCCAGAATACCGCGATTACATGCCAGGAGAAGTATTACCAGAAGGATGGAGTATATTACCGTTCTTTCCAGGGTATACATTTGACAAATACGCGTCTGTTAAATCTATGTATATGGGTGAAGAAATCGGAGAAGGTGGACGTGTATATGCAGAGCCAGGAATGTACGGTGGTGTATGGGACGGAGACGTAACAGGACAACATCCATCAAGTATTATTGCTGAAGTATTGTTCGGTCCGGTATATACGAAAGCGTTTGCGGATATTGTATTCGGACGTGTGAGTATCAAACATCAAGCTTGGAAAGATATAGACGGACTATTTGATGGTAAGTTAAAGCCTTATATTCAGAAAGTTGTAAACGGTGAATTAACCGCTAAGGATTTGGCAAATGCATTGAAGACAGTAGTGAATGCTGTATATGGACAGACAAAAGCAACATATCCATGTGCCTTTCGTGATGACCGCAATGTAGATAATATTGTGGCTAAGCGAGGGGCTTTATTTATGACATTACTTAAAAGTGAAGTCCAAAAGCGAGGATATACGGTTTGTCATATTAAGACTGATTCAATCAAAATACCAGATGCCACACCTGAAATCCAGAAGTTTGTATTAGACTTTGGTAAAGAATACGGCTATTCATTTGAAACAGAAGCTGAATTTGAAAAATATTGTCTGGTAAATAAAGCAGTATATATTGCTAAGACAAAAGATGGAGAATGGACCGCTACAGGAGACCAGTTTGCAGTACCGTATGTATTTAAGAAGTTATTTAGTAAAGAGCCAGTTATATTTGATGATTTGTGCGAAACATTTGAGGTTAAAAATGGAGCTTTGTATTTGGATATGAATGAGAAGCTTCCGGACGTATCAAGTTATGAAAAAGAACTTGAGAAATGCGAAGATAAGTATAAGAAAGGTAAAATATCTGACTCAATATTTGAAGTAACATCTCAGGAATTAAATGAAAAGATTGCTGAGGGACATGACTACCGGTTTGTAGGGCGTGTTGGTCATTTCTGCCCTATCAAAGAATCTTGTGGTGGCGGTATACTTTACAGAATAGATGGAGACAAGCGTGCTGCTGCGGCAGGAACTACTGGATACAGATGGCTGGAATCAGAAACAATACGTGATTTGAACGAGGATGCCATTGACTTATCATATTTTACGAAACTGGTTGATGATGCTATTGATACTATTTCGGAGTATGGCGATGCTGAATGGTTTATGTCTGATGACCCTTACATACCGAAAAAGAGAGATAATTCGATGGATTTTATGAATATACCAGTTGATGCGGATGAAGAAGTTCCGTTTGATGAAGACCCAGTAGAATTGCCGTTTTATTAGAAGGGATGACTTATGAAACCATCTAATTTAACAACACAAGAATACATTGATTTTCTACAACGGTTTATACTTGTACATTCTTATATTTATTACGAGCTGAATAATAATGTCATAAGTGATAAAGCCTATGATGCTAAAGCTAAAGAACTTGTACAGTATAAGAATGAGTATCCAGAGTTGTGGAAATCGAGTATGTACTATGAACAGTTCAAAGACGATTACAACGGGGCTACCGGATTTACTTTGTTCTACGATTTATCAAAACATGAGCAAGAAAAAATAAGATGCATTGCTACGTCCGTGTTGCATCACAAATAGTTATCGCGAAAAATACATGTTGAAGAAAACTAAATAATTAAATTAATGGAAAGGGGCTTAGGTCAAATGACTTAGACTCTTTTCTTTATGTAAAAATTTATATTTAAGACAAGGAGATTAAAAAATGGAAGTAAGATTTGCACCAGGGAATGTGCTGGAAATTAACGATGCTAGAATTATTTACAGGAATTTTACAGGAGTAGGAAATCAGTATAATCGAGAAGGAGAGCGTAATTTTTCATTGGTGATTACAGGTGGAACATTAGATGACGGAACTGATAGAAGACAGGTTACCGCTGAAGAAATGGCTGATGCTTTAATGCGGGACACTAACCGGTTTGGTGTTGGCTGGAACATTAAGATGAAAGCTCCTAAAGAAGAAGGTGACGAACCGGTTATTCATTTGCCAGTTAAAGTAAAGTTTAATGAACGAGGACCTAAAATATATTTGAAATCAGGGTCTAATACAATCAAGCTCAATGAAGAAACAGTAGATACATTAGATAACATTAATATTGTCAGTGTAGATTTGGATATTAGACCGTATGATGATGAAATGAGAGGGCAGCCATTCCGTTCTGCATATGCACAGGCTATGTGGGTAACTCAGAAAATCGATAGATTTGAGGAACGTTTTGAAAGAGAACATGAGAACTACGATGATAACGAATAAATAGGAGGACAAAGATATGAATTATTTAAAGGGTAAAGGAGCACCAGGTAGAAAATTACAGGCAGCTATTGGAGACATTTATACAGACATTAATACAGGAGAACAGTATAAGTGCATCTTTTCATATAAGAATTCATTAGATGAGAAATACGATACTACATGGGATAAGACCGGAGATGTTGTTCCAGTACCACTTAATGAAGTTGATGATAATGAGGTCGTTGAAGAAGAATCGCTGGTGGAGACTGAAGAAGCACCTGCAAAAGAATCTAATGAAGAAAAACCTCAGAAAAATTATGCAGGGTATTCTAAAAAGAAAAACCCAGATAATAAATAAGGTGTCCAGTGAATTGTACTATTTGTATTGTATAAGATTATGATTTCTTCGCGTAAAATACACACTCCTTTATGATACATGAAAAATTATATTTACGAAGGAGGAATAGTAACATGATAATTGAATTTGACAGTAGAAATTTGAGAAAAGCTGCGTTTGCAGTGGCTATGGGATTTACATTGGGCAGAGTAGCCGGTAAGTGTGTAAAGTGCACATTAAATGGTGCAGTCCGAGGCACTATCCGTTACTTAGCAGATAATGGAAATCTAGCTGCACAGGAGCTTGGTTATTCAACTGGAATAATTCATAAGAAAGAAGAAATACTGGAGCCCGAAAAAATAAAGATAGGATTTCATGTATAGCAAATAACAGGGTCTTGATTAGAAATAGTCAGGACTCTTTTATTTATGTTCACGCGAAAAATACTACTGCTCTTATAGAAGGGAGATGATGGTATGAAATTATCTAGAAAACAATTATATTTTTTAAAACAGAAACTTATAGGGCTGTTAATGTTTATAGCAGGCTTGGTACTCACATTAAATATTAATGAAGGAGCGCCATTCATGATATTTGTAGTAATAGGACTATGGTTTATGATTTCGAAAGAAATGATATGGATTGATGATTATCATGACAAAATCGAAGGCAGAAAAAGAGTTAGAGGGCACTCATAATTGGGTGTCTTTCTTTTCTTTTTAGTCTTAGTGAGAAAAAGTAGTGAAGTTATATTTTATGCAAAAGACAGAGGACTATAAAAATCTAATAGAGAAACATCGAAAAGAAGTAGAGGAGTTTCCTATCGCATATGCATTTAGTGACGAACAGTTAAAAGAAGCAATGAAGAAATTAGGTGTAAAACATCTTTCTGAATGCACTACGATATTTCGAATGGGGGATATTATGCTGAAAAAGGATGTTCCTAGATATGTTCAATTGATAGAACGTCACCGTAAAGAAATATTGGATGCTATGAAAGATAAAGAGTATGCAGTAGCTGCTTTTCGGTATGAGATGGATAATCATGAGTATGCTATTAATTGGGATGGTGACTCAGATGTACTTAAATGTTTTGGACTCACCTTGGAAACATTAAACAGTATGGGCCTTGCAGATGCTTACATGGCAGCACGTAAAGGTCATATGAATTATATGAGTGAAATAGGTGTGATTTGAAAGGAGTAATTATATGGATATGAAAGAATGGGCGGTACGAGAAGTAGCGCTTGCCTGCAAAAAAGAAAATCCGAATAGGAAAGACAGTGAGTTTGATTATGGATGTGCTTGCTACGAGAGTGCACTGAAAGCATTTGAAAGTTTATTAGGAGATGGACATTCAGGTTTTAGTATAAAAATGACTCAGAGTATTCTTAATAGATTAATTGATAATATTCCACTTACACCAATCGAAGATACTAAGGATGTGTGGGATAGACGCAGTTGTTTAGACGAAGATAATACATATATATGTTATCAATGTAATCGTATGTCTTCATTGTTTAAACAAGTGTATACGAATGGTACAGTTAAATATAGCAATGCTGATTTGTGCTACTGTGTTGATATTAATAATCCAAATATTGATTGGAGTAATAGACAAGTATGTGAAATCATTGAAGAATATTTTCCTATTACCATGCCATATATGCCGGGGAAACCTATTAAAGTATATGTTGAGGAATTTTTAGTTGACTCTAAGAACGGCGATTATGACACAATAGGAATTTTGTATTGTCTAAAAGAAGAAAACGGAGAACAGAAGCGAGTTGAAATCAATCGGTTCTTCAAAGAATCAGAGGATAGTGCGACTGGTGGATGGATTGAAATTTCCGAAGAGGAATATCAGGAACGCAAGGCAAAGAAAATTAAATAAAACATGTCAGAAAGGAGTACAAATAATATGGAAAGAAATATGGAAGTAAAGAACGGTAGCAAAACAGTTACTATCCCGTCAGTAGTAATGGTGGTAGGACTTGTTACATTGGGAACTATTATTACAGATATTTGCAACGTACGAATCGCAAATCATAAAAAATAGTTCAAAGCAGAGAGAGGCTCTAATACAAGGGCTTCTCTTTTTATATTTATTGCAAATACAATTAATATTCAGAATTTGTGAATATAAAAGTTATAGGAGTAGTCATATGGAAGAAATGATTTTAACAGGCCCAATATTAATATTTGATAAACCTAGTATTAATAACTTTATGATACCTAAAACATGTAAAATAGAGTTTCCAGAAAAAATACCAGTTGTATGGGATTATAATTTTAATGATCCGAAAAACGTTTTAGGATTCGCGAGTTTAGAGATTTTGAAAGATAGAATTGTAGCAACTGTTACAGTAACTAACGATTTGTTCAAACAGCTAATGAAAGAGGAAAAAAGAATCTTTTGTGGAGGTAGTTATGTAGGAATTAAATCAAAAGTTAATGACGATGGACTTATAATCGTACAAGAAGCTAAATTACGCGGCTTAGGTGCATATCTAGCCGGTGATGAGTTTTTATATTTAGAGCTCTAAAGAAACTGTTTAATATTCGCGAAAAGTACATCTCCTATAATGAAAAGAAGGTGATTAATATGACAGAGAGAGAATATAAACAGTTTATGTACAACGAGGATAACGTGCATAATTGTCAGAATTGTCCTGAAAATATGGGATTCGATAATTGGCAAGACCGTTATCCTTGTGGACAGTTTAACTGTTGGGTAAGCTGTCATTGCCATGAGGAGGAGTCTTAACAAAGACTCTTTCTTTTGGTTTAGGTTTACAAATGCGTATAAGAAAAGGAGAAAAATTATGGATGAAAAATATTAGATAAGTTGGTTAAAACAGTACAAGAAATCATGGGAGAAGATTATGAAATCACATCAATAACGACGAATAAGATTAATGCACGTAAAAGAGTGGGTATTTCAATGCTTATGCTTGGAAGTACGATGTCTCCTATCATATATGTAGACGATATTATAGAAGCGATAGAAAAATCAGAAATTTCTATTAAAGATGCTGCTAAGCAGATTGTAGATGTAAATTCAAAGATTATATCTAATGAAGTGTTAAGCAATCAAGATAAGATATCCGAAATAGCCGATAAAGAATATATTTTGAATCATGTTGAGTATCAGTTAATTAATGCCGAACAAAATATAGAAATGCTTAAGAATGTTCCTAATAAGCGTGTTTTAGATTTAGCTGTTATTTACAGAGTAGTATGCGTTGATTCTAGCGATGATGGTATGTGTAGCTATGTATTTGAAAACAAACATTTAGAGCAGACTAATATCAGTATAGAAGAACTTGATGAAGCAGCGCTCAGAAATACAAAAGAAGCCGGTTTGGTCATAAAAGAATTTCCTGAAATTTTAGCCGATGCTATACCAATGTACATATTAACGAACCCTCGAAAAGTAAACGGGGCAGTAGTACTATTATTTAACGATTTCTTAGCTGAAGTAGCCGAAAAACTTGGAGGAGATATTTATCTTATTCCGTCAAGTATAAACGAATTGATTGCTATTCCAGTATCTGTAATACCACCAGAGGACTTGAAAAATATGATTAAAAATGTAAATGATACAGATGTTCCAGACGATGAAATACTTAGCTATTCAGTTTACAAATTTAATGTATTAACTGGCGAAGTTGAAATAGCTGGATAGGGAGTATGATGTATGGATATTGTGGAATTCGTTGAAAAATTATATGGTATATCGTTACTGGAGTACCAAAAAGAAGTTCTCAGAAATTTGTATAAAAATAAAGTCTATTATACGTATCGTTATCCGCGATTTGTTATAAATCAATACATATCATCTAAAAAGGAAGGTGATCAATATTGATTGATGATATTTTAATAATTATAGTTTTGATTTTGGTGCCTGATTTCTTATGCGAGAGATTAGGCATTTATGATTCTATAAGAACATTTATGGAAAGGAGATAACAGATGCTAGAAATAATAGGAATATTGATGATTTCTGTTTACGTAGCTTTCTTCGTATATGGCTTATTTATACGAGATATGAGACTTATGTTAACTGGATTTATAATGTGTTTAGTGCTACTTATTATCTACGGTGTATATAAAGCAAATATACATTTAATAGTATGGCAGGTACAACGAATTAAAGGTTTAATTTAAAGGAGGTACAAACAGTATGAGTAATATTGAGATTGAGTACAAGTTAAGACCATGCTATGTATACAATCCAAAAGGACAGAACTATAAAGCTTTGTTCCATTGCTGGAGTATGGGTAAGGGTATTGTTGAATATGAAGGTGGATTAGTCCGAACAGTAGAGCCTTATGACATACGCTTTGCAGACAATCCGTTTGTCAATTACATGTGGGATGGAAACTATTAAAAGGAGTGTGAAATAAATGTGTGTAAAGAATTGTTTTAACTGCCGTTACGGATGGACAACCGGTGAGTGTTCCGAATTTATTATAACACCGCGAAATACAAGTGTATGCTGGACTCCGATGACTGAAGGTCAGTTGTTAGCGAAATCTTGTATATAAGATGCAGAAAAAATGGCAACTCAAATGTGATCATCAGCTTTAGAGGAATTAATAGCGGATATTGGAAGAAACAGACCTAGAAAGGAGTACAACAAAATGTATAAATCAAAATCAAACAGACAGAAAGCCTTAGAAAGAATCAAGAAAGTTATATTTAATGACCCATATACTATTGTTATTTGGAGTGATACAACAAATACAATAGTTAAAGCTGAGAACGAGCCATTTGACCCGGAAAAAGGTCTGGCAATGGCTATTTCTAAATATTTCTTTGAGAACCAGAGATATTATTATGATGTATTCAAGAAATGGCTTCCGAAGAAAAAGGACTTCGTTTCTAAATTAGTTCATGTTGATGATGAATTAGAGGAAAAACTGGCTAATGCAGGAATGACTAAGAATAGTACTTTCATTTCCATAAAGCAGTACTGTATTATACATAATATTTCAAAAAATAAACTTTATGGAATGATAAAAAGAGGCGAAATTGAATCTTACAAAACTGAGAAAGGCGTTTGGATGGTCTTGGATAATTCAAACGATGAGGATGACGATGATGCTATTAATTAAAATAACAACACTGGTAACTGTTATATATTTATTAGTTCGATGGATGTTTATAAGTTATCTTAAAAGTCTTGGAATCATTGATCGTATCAGATGGGAAAGCAATAATCTAACGCCTAATGAACATACAGCTAATATAATCGTAGGACTTCTACGTATGTTGTGTTATATACTTTGGGCAGTTGATATCATATATTTTGTCTTTACGCGATTTTAACGTCTCCTATTATAGAAAAGGAGGAGACAAATATGGAAAATGATATTAGCTATGAGTATGTATTTTCTATGAATTTACATGAAAAATTGAAGCAGAGAATAGTAGCATGGATATTTTGTGAAATCAATTCAGAGAATCAACTTCATGTGGTTATCAGAACTAAACAAGGTGGATTTAGATATGAAAGCTGTATAGATGATATATCTGAAAAGATTGTAAACGGTTATTCAACTGACTATGCCGCTTACGAAATTATACGTGATTTTAGAAAATACATCACGAGATGTTTCATAGTTGGTTAATTTAGCAGAGAGAGAGAGGCTTAGGTCAAATGACTTAGGCTTCTCTTTTTTGCAACAAAAATGAAAGAATGATTTTATGAGAAATAATTACAGAATTAATGTGTGCGATATTTGTAAAAAGCCAATTCTTGACCGCTCAGAATATCTCATAATAAAACGTTATAGAACAATTAAGGATAAACGGTATTATACCAGAGAACAAATAATAGGCAAACCTTTACATATTCATGATAAATGTTGGGAAGAACTTATCGGTTTTCATGATGAGGACCAAGATATTTTTAAATAGTATATTTCGAAAAGGAGGCTTTAATGAACCGTAAAAGTATTGTAATCCGTATGTTAACTTGTGGTTTTATGCTATTTGGTATATCTGTATCAGCTATGAAAGTAGAAGCTGGGAACTTTACTATAAGTAAATTATATTATCGTAATTATATTTTAGATACCAATAGTTTGCTCCAAATATCAGGTACAGTTACTGAAGCTTACGAAGCTAAGCAAGAAGAAATAGCAGAGGCGGAAAGAGCTAGAATTGCGGCTGAAGAAGCTGAGAAAGAGCGACAGATACAAATTCAGGAAGCAACTTACCAAACACCGGTATATTCTAATAGCACTGGTGGTGGTCTTACTCGTGCTGGGGGCGTTAATTACTATAATGGTTGGCGAGAAACATGGTATTCTTCACGTATCCTATATCATTATCGAACTGGTGAATGGACCGTAGGAGCTGACGGAGTTTATAGAGACTCAGACGGATATGTAATTGTGTCAAGTAGTTCTGAACCTATGGGAACTATAACAGACACAAGTTTTGGGGCAGGCAAAGTTTATGATACTGGATGTGCTCCTGGAACTCACGATATTTATACAAATTGGTAACAAGGGGGTACATGTTTATGAGCAGAGCAGAATTTAGACGAGCTAAAAGAGAAAAAGAAAAATCTGAAACAGCTACTTACAATCTTACGAGAGCACAATTAGATGCTATGGTCAACGAACAGGTACAAGATAAAATACAAAGAGCAAAAATAGAAGCTACTAATGATGCCATTAATACGGCTATGGTGCTTCTTTTAACTTTACCGCTTGAAGTTCTGATGGACCATTACTGGACAAAATCTTATCAGAAACGTATTCCTGAATTTACTGCATATGTCTTGGACTATTATCAACGATGGCAGAACGGTGAACTGGATATGGATAAGATGAAAGAAGATTTATGGGAATATGCTGGTTTTAGATTAGAAGAATCGGAGGGATAGAATATGAATAATTGTTTAGTATGCAAATATTCTACAATTAACGGCATTTTTGGTGATATGGAATGTAAATTTAAGAATCATATTTGTGAGCGATTAAATGATATTGAGTTTACAGGTAAAGTTCAAGTTGATGATGAAATTACTAGCTGCGAGGATGGTGTGAATATTGGAACAGCGTAGCACTTCATTTTTATATCCATATCAACTCGATGCTGTTAACAGGCTATCTAATGGCTGTATATTATGTGGGTCGGTTGGGAGCGGAAAGTCCCGAACCGGCTTATTTTATTATTTTAAAGAATGCGGCGGATGGATAGACACTGGTACATATATTCCAATGTCTAACCCGAAAGACCTGTATATTATTACCACCGCTAAAAAAAGGGACACAAAAGAATGGAACGGAGAACTTGCCAATTTCTTACTTTATCCAGAAAAAGATGGTACTACACGATTCGGGAATAAGATAATAGTAGACTCATGGAATAATATAGGGAAATATGTTGATGTACATGATTCTTTTTTCTTATTGGATGAGCAGCGTTTGGTATCATATGGGGCTTGGACTAAGAGCTTCTTACAGATAGCGAAAGAGAATGACTGGATTTTACTTACAGCAACACCAGCGGATTCTTATATTGAGTATCTTCCGGTGTTTTTAGCAAACGGATTCTTTAAAAATAAATCTGAGTTCAATCGTGAGCATATTATATTTTCCAGATATGCTAAGTTCCCGAAGATAGACCGATACTTGAACACCGGCAGATTAGACCGATTGCGAGCCTGGATAACTGTTGATATGGAATATAAACACGATATAAACAGACACGACATTGATATTTTTTGCGAATATGACAAAATGAAATACCGGGATGTTATGAAAAACAGATGGAATCCATATAAAGAAGAACCTATTCAAGATGCTGGTGGTTTATGTCAGGTATTGCGTAGGGTTGTGAATTCGGATATTTCCAGGCAGGTGTCTTTATTAGAAATCTTAGAAAATTATAAGCGAGTAATTATATTTTACAATTATAACTATGAAAGGGATATTCTGCTTAATTTGGCTTATGAAGAAGGAACTGAAGTAGCAGAATGGACCGGGCATGCTCACCAACCGATACCGGATAGTGACATGTGGGTATATATATGTCAGTATAATTCAGCATGCGAAGGGTGGAATTGCATACGTACAAATTGTATTATATTTTACAGTCAAAATTACTCGTATAAGATTATGACTCAAGCTGCTGGTAGAATCGACCGATTGAATACTCCGTTTGACGACTTATATTATTACCATCTTAAAACTCATAGTGGTATTGATTTAGCTATATCTAGAGCATTGTCACAAAAAAAGAAATTTAATGAAAGGAAGTTTGCTAATTTCTGATGAAAAAATTTACTGATGTTATTGTAGATAAAGAAACTATGAAAGTAATCGCAATTAACATAAATAATGAATGGATTACTGCAAAAGGTTTTGGGGTAGTTCATTTCGAGAATGGTGTTGAGCCAATGTTTATCGATGTTGACGGCGAATTATATTTAAAACCAAACACAATTGTGGTAACAGATTATTAGAAAGAGATGATTAAATGCAAAAATCATCTTTTTTATTTTGTCATGACGCTATGAAAAATGTGAAGTACCAGTTTGTAAAAGTATTAGTGTGCCTAACTGGTATGGCGAACCATCAGTTAATTCAAGTGATAAAACAGTGTTGCGAAGATTTTCATGAAAATGGAGAGGAGCGTGGTATTGATGAATAATGTTTCTGAAATACGTAATCCAACTACTGAAGAATTAATGGCTATGCACGAAGACTTTATTAAAGAATGGGAACAAAGTAAAGGGACATGTACGACGTGTATATACTATAAAATTCCTGAAATATTTACACCCAAAAATATATTTGACTTTGGAACATGTGAAATGGATTGTATTCTTTTTGAAGATAAAGTCCGTAAGATTAGAGATGTCGAATGTAAAATGTATCAGTATAAGTCAAGTACGGCAGACGAGAGCCGTAAGATAATTGAAAAGCTAAAGAAAGAAGGAAATCGCTATGAAAAATAATATTAAAAGAGGAATCACATTATTAATGATGGTTGCGTGTATTACAGCAACGTGTGGATGTGGCTTAATAGAATCTAGAATCAATGATTTAAAAGGTAATTTAATAGGTAATAATTACACAATTAATACATACGACAATTACGGAAATAAAGTCATGGTAGCTCAGGGAGATAAAATAAACATTACCGGAAATAGAGTAGAAACCACTTCTTATAGTGACAATGGCGACATAATTACTAACTACGAATTGTCATCTGTAATAACAATAAATATTGATGGTAAAGAAATTCAGAGCTGCGGTGACACATGTATATTTGAGCAAGGTGGTCTAAATCCTGAAGTAACATTTACACAGGAAGATATTTATAGTAGTGCAACCGGTGGAATAGCAGAAAATACATTTATTGCAGGAATTGTAAATTCATATAAGAATTTATTCGGTAAATCAAGAATCGTAGTTATCAAATCACAGCTGGGACAACCTATTACTGCTTATTCTGGAGATGAAGTATATTGGGAAATTCCAGAAGACCTGCCTAAAATGACAAAATTAATGATAGATGGAAAAGCTCTTTATATTCATAGAGCAAATTTCCAGATTATTGATAAAGCATTATTAGATTAGGAGAGATATTAAATAAATAACCCGTAAGAAAGAAAAATCAGATTTTGAGGAGTCCTAATTGGGATCTTTCTTTTATATTTTACGAAAGGAAATTCAGATGTTCAAACTATTTAAAAGAAAGCCAAAGCAATCTACTTATTGTTATTGTCCGAAATGTAATAACGAGCTTGTAAGTAGTAATAGTTTTGTAAAAGAGCAAGATGGAATTGTAAAGTATCGATGCAGTAAATGTAATGAAATAACATTTTGGGATTTTGTTCATTATCCAGTTCCTATGCTTCGTACTTGTGGTGATTGCCATTTTCTTATGGATGATGGGATGAGTAAACCTGAATGCCACGTATGCACATGTAGTCCGGATACACAGAAGAACTTTATCTATAAAGGGCAATACTGCGATTATTGTATGGGAGCAAAACCTATGATTTTAGGTGACACAAACGATAAAGGAATCGCAATTGGATATCCTAATCGTCTTATGGCTTACGGTTATGATATTCATGGTTCTGGGTCTAATACTTTAATCACTAAAATAAAGTACTGTCCAATGTGTGGTAGGGAGTTGACAACAAATGATAATAGTTGAGTGAAAAGAGGATAGCAAAAATGATTAAATTAGAAATTGAGGATTACTGCCAGGATTGTCCGTATTTTGACGAAGTTAGTATCAATAGAATATATGCTGATAATGGGTTATTGGCTACATGTATACGGTGCGGGCATCGTGATATTTGTAGTCGTATTCATGATTATTTGTTGGACAAGTTATTAAAGGAGAAATCAGATGTCAAAGAAGAAAATTAAAAGATTAAATAAAGAATGGTATGTGACTGATGAGTATGGTCATACCGATAAAATGCTTGTAATCAAAGTAAATGAATTAATTGGTATTATAAATCACCAGCAGGAAGTCATTAGCCAGTTAGAATTGCTATTGAAAAATAATGGTGGTTCAAAAAGAAGGTAGGAGCAATACATATGAAAAAGATTAAGCACAAGCATGGCATGCTTGGATTTTGTAAGAAGTTTATAAAAATACTTAACAAACCGCTGTACCGTTCTATGACTAATAATTACAAAAAGATGCACGGAAAACCAATTGTAAGGCGAGTAGCATTAAGAAAAATATAGGAGAATTGAGCAGATGAATACAGGAAAAATTAAAGAAATTGGTAAATGGCTTATGGTTACTGGTGGAACTCTGTTTACTGCCGGTGGAGGCTGTTATTTTGTTGCTAATCATATCGAGCATAAAGAAGAGACCCGTGTTAATAAAATGAAAATGGACCGTATTGGGGAGGAACACAGAATAAGAGCTCTCAATTTACAAGAGGAAAAGATTAAAGCTGAAACCGAGAAAGATATGGCTTATGCTGAGCAATTAAAGAATATGGATCAGGCAACATTTGCTAAATACCATGCTGAGCGTATTTCAGTGGCTAATGAGAATGTACGAAAAGAAGCTGAACGTGCTAAGAGAGAGGCTGAAGCAGAGATTGTAAAAATACGTCTGGAATGTAATGAAAAAATGAATCAGCTTCGTGAGGAATGTCTGAGAAAAGTTGAAGATGCTGATAGAAAGCGTGATGCCGCTGTTCAGAAATATGAAGCTATTGATATTTTGTTTACTAATAAGGACAAGATTCTTAGAGCTAAGGAAGCATTGGAGGCTGCGGTTCAGAAGGACAAGAAGACTAAGGACAATAAAGAAGAACTGTTAGAAAATATTAAGGAACTATTATCGTAAGGAGGAGTAAGATGGGTAATTTTACTGTAATTGAGAACACTGACGAGTCAATGGATAAATTTGGTCATTGTTATGGTTCTGATATCTTTAAAGTCAACAAAAAAGATATTCAGGCATTACTTGATGGAAAGGTGCTTGCGGCAACTGTAAACTTCAATGAATATTCTATATTTGTAAAATTAAAGGAGGATTAAGAAATGAAAGAAGCAATGATTATGAATGTGGCATCTGTAGTAGCGGGACCCGTTGCAATTGCTGTGGCTTGTTATGTTACTGATTCGGCATTACCTCTTTTAGCTCTTATGATAATTCCTAAATGGACTTGCGAAACTAGTAAGAAGGAGGATTGATATTTATGACTGGAGATGTAACATACAAAATAAACGTTACGAAATCAGAAGCTAGGGTTATTAGTGATTTTTTAGATCTAGTTACTGATGATTGTTGTCCAATAGGTATGACTAACGACGATATTATTGCATTAATGTTTGATATCGCTAGGGGGCATAAGGATACTGATATAGAAGCAATAGAACTTTCGTATGAGGAGGAAGATGATTATGGATACTAAAACGATATTTATAGTTTGTGTGATTCGGATGATAATTTTGCTTATATTTATGATAAAGAATAGCATTACAAATGAAAATCGAAATAAGATTTTAGATGCTATTTGTGAGTATAACCAGCAGGCACTAGAAAATCATTATTTAGTGTATTCAGATAAATCTCTGCAGCTTATCCCATACGAATTTTCAAAGACTTACTATGAAACCTTATTTAATCTGTTCGATTGGAGCTGTAAAAATTCGGTTTCGCCTGATGTATATGAAAAGATTAAACCATACTTATAGAAAGAGAGACGTTAGAAATGACAATTAATGAATACCAGAAAGAAGCTTTGTGTACTGAGTCAGGATTTAGTTCAGATTACCCGGTGAGACATAACATGGTTTTATATGTAGTACACGGAAATACTTATTACGCAGGATACGGGCATGTTGAAAATATTTTTGGTATTTACACCGATAAAGACACAGCTGAAGCAGCTAAAGACTTGAAAATCAAAGAACTTTTTGAGAAAAATGTAAATGATATATGGATGTGTGTTGATGACATATCAGATATTGAAGTTTATATCAAAGAGGTCGAAGCTAATAAAATTATAAATTTAGAATTAGGAGGTTATTGTGAGTAACGCGAATTTAACATGTACTGTTATGAAAACACTTGATTATATGAGGAGGAATTATACATGTTTGAACGTTTCAAAGCTTACAAAAAACTTGAAAAGAGTGACAAATTTTTAAAAGGGTGCAAAACAATTGCCGAATTAACAGGTGATGAAAAGATGTTAAAAGAGGTTAACGAGGCGCTTTATTTAAACGAAAGACTTAAAAAAGAAATGTGGTATAAGCGAAAAATGGCGATATCGTATAATCTGAATTTAATTAAAAATGGATTCTGAGAATATAGGCTCGGTACTTTATTACCGGGTCTTTTCTCTTTTATATTTTTAGAAAAGGAGATTTTAAAAATGATTAAATTAGAAAATGTAGTTCTGGAAAGTCCGGAGCAGATGGAGTTTATTATTCAGGGAATGAGAAATCCAATGAATTCCTGGGAGAAGAGCGACAGTTACGCAGGGCATGAATATATGGGAACAGGAAATGAGTATTTTAAACTTGGTGAGAACGATTATTCTCTCATGCAGCACTTAGCGAAAGCCGGAACGGATCATAGGAAATTTATGAGGATGATGCCGTTATATGTGAGAATCACCGCACCTTTATATTGGTGGAAAGAGTTTGATACATACAAAGTGGGTACTGTCGCTAATTCATGCAGTACCATGCACAAGATTCAGGAGAAAGAATTCAGACTTGATGACTTTAGTTGTGAACATCTTAGTGTTGTTTCTCTGGATTATTTAAGAAGTACTATCGACCACTTGAATTTTATAAGAGACGTTTATAATGAGGATAAAACAAATAAAGGAGCTTGGTGGCAGATGATTCAGCTTCTTCCAAGTTCATATAACCAGACCCGTAATGTAATGATGAATTACGAAGTGCTGGCAAATATTTACAAGTCACGTAAGAATCATAAACTGGATGAGTGGAGAGAGTTCTGCAAGTGGATCGAGGAGCTTCCATATTCTGAGTTGATTACTGGAGGCGTGGAATGAATGATAAGTATATAAGCATTATCACCAACTTTGGATGCCACTACACTTGCCCATATTGTATCGTCAAGAATAACAACCTAGATATTCCTAGAACAACAATTAATGGTTTGGACTCATTGTGGCTCGAAATTGTAAGGAACCAGTGTAATTGGGTTTCTTTATCTGGAGGTGGAGACCCATTATGGCATTATAGTGAACATAAGGACTGGTATGATAAATTTTTTGAAATTACAGAAGATTTAAACATAGAACTTCATACGAGTTTACCTAATGTTTCTAGAGTGCCATATGATGCATTTGACAGAGTAGTTTATCACTTACATAGCTTAGAGCAGTTATACAGTATTAGGAGACAAAATTGTGCAATCGTCAGAGTTGTGTTTGTAGTGACTGAGAATTTTACAGAAGATCTTATTAATCGTATAGCTGTATTTTGTGCAAATTCAGATAATATTGACGAGCTTAGTTTCAGACAGATGGTAGATAATCATTATCAAGAGACCTATTACTGTTACGAATATTTAAAAGCTGGTCATAAAAAATTGTGGTGGTATATAGAGCAAAATGATTACAATTTATATTACTGCCAGAATAAAGTTTACACAGAATATAAGAACATTGGAAGATAAGAGATAAGTATAATGTTGAAGTGGTTAAGAAGGATATTTCATAAGAAGCCAGATCCGTGCGATGGATGCGATATGGCTATGCTTACAAGTTGGATTTCCTGTGATACTTGCGTAGATGGATGTAATAAGCAGAAAGCTACAGAAAAAGAACTTGATGATTTTATGAAATATAGAGGAAGTCTTATGGATAAGGAGCGATATTTTGACAGTTACTGTAAAAGATTACTGGAAATCTCATATCAGCTCTGTAATTTACGGATATTGTGTTTGCGGGAGAGAGGTACAGCACTCAGCTAAGAAAATTGATGAGAAGTGTCCATTATGCGGAGCAACATTGGTGTGGGATTTAACTAATAAGAAATTATGGCATAACGGAAAGGAGACGGAAACAATATGACACATGATAAGTATGATACTGATATTTTGAAAACTCTGAAGTCTATAGATGTAAGTTTGAAAAGTATCGCCTAAAGTGTACAGCCTACAAATACAACAGTCGTTATTGATAACAACTCAGAAGAGGCTGTAAAAGAGTTCCTAAATTCATTACATAGAGAAAATGTTCAACGGGAGGATGCGGAATGTTAGCAAAAATTTTTGGTGTTTGCGTAGCACTACTTATTATATTTGTAGGGATACCGTCATTCACCATTGGATTAGTTATATGGTGGAATTTTGTTCACTACATATTCTTTGAACCTAGTAGAAATGAATGTGGCGAAATTGATGAGTGCATCGGCTGTAATATTGAGGATTGTTATGATATTCATGGTGATGGCACAAACAAGAAGTGTAAATGGAAAAATTTAATCGATAAGGAAACGGAGGAATAAATAATGAAAATTAAATACAGAATTATTTTAGCCGTAGGTATTGTATTGCTCGCGGCTTTTATATTTATTGGATGCCATGATTCAAGTAAAGAATCTATTGAAGAAAATACCGAGCAGCAAAACATACCTGTAGTGGTTATTCCGGAACCATGCAAAGTTGGTACTATCACAATCAAAGACAGCGATGATAATACTATTTGTAGTTATGGTGGAACGATTAACATTATTAATAATGGACGAAATGGAGAACTAATTAATATTTCGATGACGGTGGGTGATGATATTAATGAGTAAAGCAATGTTAATAATTGATAAACCAATCCGGTGTGAGGATTGCCCTTGTTCATATTATGGATTGTCTAGTGATGAAGTAATGTGTAAAATCACGGAAAATTTAGTAGATATTGAGCAGCCAATTCCTAAAAATTGTCCGTTTATAGAGCTGGATATGAGTATGATGGATTCTATTTTAAAAGCAATTAAATACCCGGAGCCTGCTAGAATTACACCGCTTACATATATGCAGGGGCACAGGTAATTATAAATAGGAAGGAGAACTGAAATATGTTTAATTTTTGGAGACCATATCCGCTTATTAAACCAAAGAAAAGTGGTTGGTATTCTTGTACAGCAGCGCATGGTGGGGGAATAAATAATCCGATTGTTATTGAATTATATTTTCGCGAGTGGGACAAAAAATGGATTAATAGAAGAAGGCAGGCAGTATTTGATGGCTATAATGTATACGAATCTGGTCATGCTCCTATCGAAGACTTCAGAGTTTTTTCAGATAGTGAATGTGAACGTATTGATATTTTAGCTTGGAAAAAATTACCGAGGTTGTGTATCTGGTGTAGAAAGAGAGGTAAATATGACGCGTAGAGAACAGGTTTTAGAACATAGATGCAGTCGATTCAAACTAGTTATCCATTCATTGCTAGGACTTATAGATGATGATTATAGCGCCAATGGTGTATTTAACTTAATGTTCGATAATGGACTTTTAACGTATTATGACCTTCAATATTTAAAAGGAGATCGCGAACTAACAGATTATACGGAGTCGTTGGCTATGTTCTTTTATAGATATAAAAAACATAAAGAATGTAGAGAAAAACCACCATTAGGAGTGACACCTAGAGATAAATGGGACAGAGAACGTCAGTGTGATTTAGCAGATGCAATGGTTAGATATTTAAAAGCTGGTTATGCAATTCCTAAAGAATGGCTGGATGAATATAACGAAATCAGTGACAAAGACCGGAAGGAGACATTGGATGAGTAAACAGTATGATGATTATTTAATTCAGCATAAAAGTAATGTTAAGAAAGGCTTCGATTGGCTTAGAGTAAATTTACCAGAGGTAGTGCCAGAAAAACTTCAACTCGCACTAGAATATCAGATTGGATTTGCACATGATGCTAGTAAGACTTTGGATGATGAATATGAAGCTTACGACCAGTATTTTTATGGTAACAATAAATCCTATCATGTAGTGCAAGATTTCAATCATGCTTGGCTGGTACATATACATAGAAATCCGCATCATTGGCAATATTGGGTTCTAATATGTGATGAACAGGATGAAGGCGAAAAGATTATTGATATGCCTATGAATTATATTTTAGAAATGATTTGTGATTGGTGGTCATTTTCATGGAATAAGGATAATCTATATGAAATCTTTGATTGGTACGATAGTCATAAAGCGCATATTAAATTAAGTGATAAAACACGAAAAACAGTTGAAGATATTCTGGATAAGATTCATAATAAGTTAGATAAAGGAGATATGTTAGTTCATCATGGAGTAGAAGGGCAACGTAAAGGTGTCAGAAATGGACCTCCATACCCTTTACACAGAACAAAAAATGCAGCCGGTAAAGAAGTAATAATAGTTACAAAGATAGAATTAACAGGAACTCCGAACAGTATAACTCAATATATGCATAAACGGGGAGGTATAGAGCGTAATTATTATGATGAAAATGGGCGGCAATTTAAACAAATAAGTAATAACGATCATGAACATCCTAAACGACATAAGTACGGAAAGAACGGAGAGCATGCTCACGATTATACTTATGATGAAAATGGTCATGTTAAAAGAAATATACGAGAAATAACTGATGAAGAAAGAAAGGAAAACGGTGATATTTTATGACAATAACAGAAATAAAAGAAAGATTATCTCAAATAGTAACTCAGATGACATTCATATATAATGGTAAAACTTGTGGAGTGGACCCTATGAGCATCATAGAGTTTGATATGTGGTGTGGTGATGAGTGTGTTACTGTTCATAGTATTGATGAGGTTATGGAGATTGATTTTTTTGATGGAAAGTCATTGACAGATATTGTGGATGATATTGAAGAACTTGAAATGTAGTGTTACAAAATATGGAAGACTCTATTTATTGCGGGGTCTTCCTTTTTATTTGGAGGTATTTGACTATGAGTGAAGAAGAGACAAACTATTTTGAAGAAGAAATGAAATCACTTTTATCCGGTTACATTAGTGATAAAGATACTGTTGAGTATTTAGCACTTAAAGCATCGAAGTTGCATGAACAGTATTCGGAAAAATAGATTGATATTTGTATGGAGAGATGATAAATGAATGTTAATGGAATGAAATTTGTATATTTTGGAACTTACTGTAAAGGCTGTAAATACGCTGATAAATCAGAAGATACAGAACCATGCACCGAATGTCTTGCCGAACCAGTTAATCAGTACTCACATAAACCTGTAAAATATGAGGAAAGAAAATGATTAACAAGTGTATTGTATGCAGTAAATATGTGAGTTGAAAAGTATTGAATCGACTTTATATTTTTATGAAGAATCAAATACACAAATAAGCACAGATGCAGAGGAGACCTAGCTTTATTGTTGGGTCTCTTTTGTATATCAGTTGTGTTACGTTTGGTGATATTTTCCTGCTATTTAAATTTTTATATTTATTGTATTCGCGAAAATTACACGCGCTGTTATGGAATAAATATGACATTTAAAGGAGTGAATATATTATGTTTAAAATAGTAAAAGCGACTATAATGTTATTTGCAGTATTGGGTATTGTTGCTGTATTAGCAATCGGTACTAAAGCTTGTAATGAGTTTAAAAGTTATAGTGATAACTTAAGTTCATACAGCGAAGTATTGGATGAAATGAGTGACAATGAAGAAGAAGCATCTAATATGGAAGTAGCAGCTATTATGGCATAAGCTACAAAAATTGAATATTGAAAAAAAGGGGAGTCTTAACAAAGGCTCTTTCTTTTTGTTTAGAAAGGAATAATTGATATGACTGTAGGAGAATTTTGTAGGGAGAAAACACAAGCCGAAGAATTATGTGTTATTAGAGAAGATGGATGGATTGTAACTAGTGTATGGATTGACCATGAAGATTTATTTGCTATTCATCCAAATATAAATAATAAAGAGGTTAAATCAGATGAATGGGGCGTATTACCAATTGTAACTGAATATGGAGATTCAATTAGTATCCCATGTCACTATATTGATTGTTAGGAAACGGAAATTTCAAAAGAAAGGAGAATGGAATTTGTCGCATTTTGAAATATGAGGTATTCTACGCGACTTAAACATAGGCTTTTATGGAATAGAAGACAATGATATTTTCAAGAAAGGAGAATGAAACTATGAAAATTACATTTGAAGGAACTATTAATGAATTTATGAAACTTTTTGGAGAAGAAACCGAAAAGAAACGAGATGAACTTAAAAAGAAAAACCTATCAGAATTTAGTCAATACGCTAGATTTTTTGATGATGAATGCTTTGGGTGGACGAAAGACCCGAAATGTAATATAGCGTTCTTAGTAAATCAACAGAATTATTTTAATGACTTGTTGAGAACTAAAGGGCACGTATTTCTAAATGAGGTCTACGACGCACTTGGTATTCCAAGAACAAGCACTGGTCAGAGAGTTGGCTGGATTTATGATACGGAACAACCAAATGGGGACAACTACGTGGATTTCGGTATTTTCGGTATTCATGAACTTGGAGAAAGTAATATAGAGTTCATTAACGGTTATACACCAGATGTGATATTAGATTTCAATGTTGATGGAGAAATTATCGACAAAATCTAGGCCAGAAGAGGGCTTGAGTCAAATGACTTGGGCTCTTCTTTTTTGAACTTCGTGAGGGATTCCTAGTATCTAAGTTTTTATATTTATTGTGTACACACCATAAAGAAGATATAGATTTATGAAATTTAGAGTTTGGAAAAGTGATATTGATATTTAAGGAGTCAAAGTAATATGAAAAATAATGAAAATGCTATAATCTGTAAAACTTTTATTGACCAAAATGAATTTCAACAGGCTGTATTAGATTATATATATTCTGTCGATTTTAACAAAATGATTGATTCTACTATATTTAAAGACAGTCCTGAGTGTAAACAAGCTATAGCACATGGAATGGTTATTGCTTCAATGCTTACTTCAAGATGTACATTATATTGTTTGGGAAAGGATGAAGAGAAAATGCAAATTATAAATAATATAACAGTAAATTTAACACCAGAAGATATAAAAGAAATCATTGCAGAAAAAATTCGTAAAGATATTCCTGGCATTAGTGTTAAGCCGGAAGATATAGAATTATGTGTTGGTAAAAAAATCGTTGAATACTTTCACGATGAATCTGAAGAATTATATTTCAAGAAAGCAGTTGTTAATTGCAGAATAGACGAGGAGGATTAGAAAATATGGAAGAAAGAGTTACAGTTCAATTTGATGAGAATAAAGAGCATGCTTGGATTAATAGCTATCAATATGTATCTCTCGAAAGGTTTCTTGAAGTTAAAAAAGAACTATGTAAAGAACAGAACTTATTAATTAAGCAAGTTAATACATTATTGGAAGAAAATAATGCTTATAAAGTATTGCTTAGAGAGCAGTTAAATAAGGAGGAATAAAAGAAATGGCTAAAAGAGGACGTCCTCCTAAATTAGATGCTAAAAAACAAAACATAAATTTCCGGTTGGCTGATGATGAGGCTTCCATGTTAAGTGAATTGAGCAAAATTACCGGCAGAACTCGTACTGATATTTTTGTAGATTTAATGAAAAAGGAATATAGCCGAGTTACTGAAGAAGATGCTTAAACACTGATACTAGGGGAGATTTTTGATGAAAAAATTTATATTATAGGCTCACTATCACAGGAAGAAAAAATAAAAGTAATTGCAGAAAAGATACAAGGGGCAGAAGTGAGATATGTAAAACCTGAATGTGATAAATCTTTTGAAGAATGCGTTTCGAGCTGTTTTGACAATATTGAGTGGGCAGATAGTATTTATGTAATTCTAAAATCAGATGGAACAATCGGTCAGGGTGTTACTTACGAAATAGAATATGCAAAAAGATTAAACAAGAAAATTGAATATTTTATTAAAGTAGTCAGAAAGGAGTAAAAGATTGTGAATACAACGTTTATTAATACAATATTTTTAGTGGTTAGACTCGTATGGTCTATATTTATGGGTTGTTTATTTATTCAAGAGAAAGACAAGTTCAGACGAATCGAATATCTTATATGGTTTGGTATAGCGGTATGTATATAAAAAGGAGGAGAACTAAGTTATGATTACACAAATAACTATAGGAGATGCACGAAGCAGTAGGAAGACCACTAAATTAATAAGAAGGTCTGCTAACGAACATCTTTATATTTTAACAAGTTCGGAGAATAGAGTTAGAGAGCTTGTTGGTACAGCTTATCGAATGAATCTAGATATTCCGTGCCCAATTACTATTGATGAATATTTTAGAAATAGTGATTGCTCTAGATATTTATATATTCATAGGACCGGTCTTCTAATTGATGATATAGGCTTAATATTTGATGAAATATTTCATGATATTATGATACATGAGATGATACTTAGTGATTATGGAAATATTGTAAAAATAGATGACGGTTATCCATATAAGAAATATTTTGATGCTGTTGAGTACGCAAACAAGATACGTAGTACATTTCATGACGATAAAGGTGATTTGGAGGAGTGATGTTTTATGAATAAACAAGAGACATGCTATATTTTAAATAATGCCAAGATTCAGGGGATTCCTGATTTTCAGTTATCGGAAGATGATGTAGTTGAATCGTATATGGCAGATAAGTTGTTAAATACTACAGGTACTATAGAAATAAATTGTGACCCTTTCAATAGTACTACTACTTCGAACTATTTTCGTGATTTAGAAAACAAAGTACTTATGATAGAAAAAATATCTGGTTATACAATAGACGAGTTGTATGCAATGTTTTTAAAAGGTTACACATTAAAACCACCAATCTGTGAAGAATTTTCAAAATTAAAAATAGAAGATTCAGATGAGGAGGATCAATAGACATGGCTAATTTAGGAAATTTGCTTGGATATACTGGTGAACACTGTCCAAATTGCGGGAGAGTTCGTGTAGAAGAATGGAGCTGCGGAAAACGTATTTGTGAGAAGTGTAATTGGTGTATCGAAGATGAGGATTATATTTATGATGATTACGATTGCGATTATGAAGAAGGAGATGATATTTTATGAAAGTACCTAAATTTGATTGGATACCATTTGACAAGAACAATCCTCCTAATGACCTTGATGTAGACGTTATATATTTGATTCTACTAAAAGATGACGGGTGGAGTCACGGCGAAACATGGAAATATCATGTGGATATTGCACAGCCCTATGGGTCATATATTGATAATTTTTGGGATACTGAAAATGATTGGTTGGAAGGAAATCAGATAGGTGTAATAGCTTATGCTGAACTACCACAAGGACTTAAGGAAGAAGATTTGATAGAAAACTTTTATTATTAAGATTATAAATATGCTATGTTGAGTCATGAAAAATAGAACATTTTACGCGAGATAAACCTATCCTATTATGAAAGAGTGATGTATAATATTTATATATGGCTCTTATCATAACAGAAAGGGCTTGCTGAAAAGGAGGCAGGTACATGGAAGATAACATGAAAGAATTCGTAGCATTTAGTAGAAAACTGTTGAGAACACTCAAAGAGATTAAAGAGCTATTAGATAAGGATGATAAAGAGACAGCCTTACGAAAACTCAATGAGCTTATTGAGGACACGCAGAAAGATATTGAAGCTTAAAATTAGTTGTCGGAAAGGACCTGTAGTCTTGATTGACTGCGGGCTCTTTCTTTTTTATTGTTGAAAAATAAATTAATGGAGGAACTTTTATAATGAATAAACCAACGTATGAAATCGCACCTCAAGTAAAGAAATATTTAATAGATAGACTTGGCAGGTATGAAGCAAAGCGATTGATGCACTTTATGAAAATGGGTAATTATATTATGTTAATTGGTCCATCTTGTACTGGAAAGAGCACTATTCGTGAAATTTTGTTAGGAATCGGTTATCCTTATGTTATTGATGACGCAGGGGTTGGTCGTGTTGTATGTAATAACAAAATTAATGAGAACCTAAAATCTCGTTCCGATATATTATCAGAGCTGGGGATTCAGACGAAATGTTAAAATTTAAGTAAGGTTCTGTGTCGTAACCGGTTGAGTGATAGCCAAGGTCACGCATTACTTCGTTGACCTCATCATTACTTGCATATTTGTGTGTATCTTTTTCAAAAGCTAGGCGAATATGTGATGTATCAAAATCATAGTTTATGGTTTTACGTTCAATTACATTGGTGCTGACCCAATTTACTAAAAAGATATTATTCATAATGTGTATACTCCTCATATTTTATTTATGAGTATAGCATATTCAGAGACAATTATTCAACTGACATAGACAGAAAAGGAGGATTAATCATGACAAATTATAATTATCCAAATTATCCAATTGACAACAAAGGATTTGCGACTGGCATACCAATCATAATAACTGATAGGTATAAACAGAGAAGAACTCATAAAAAGAAACGTATTAATAAAAAGTATGCTAAGAAATATGGGTTTGTTAAATGTGGATTACCTCTTGAAGATGGAAAAGTATATAACATTGACGGTAAGTTGTATATGAATCAGGCGACTTTTTATAAGATAAGATATGCGGTGGACGTGTGGGACAAGGAGGATTGATATTTTATGAGTAGACTATTAATAACTCTTGATAGCGAAGAACTTAAAAATTATCAGAAGGACGGACTGTAAAATTTGAGGTAGATCCAAATCATGATTACAGCGGTTTGCGCGGAGTAGAACTGTCTACTTACATGAACATTCCAGTGAAAAATACTAATTCAGTAGAGGAGAATTGATATTTTATGAGATTTAGATGGAACATTTGGAAGAACTGGTATAAGCGTTGTACGAATGGACGAGTACATAAAATTTTCGTCTTATTTGGAATTATTAATAGTCCTACATTTGAGATGGCTTATAACAACGCTAAGTATAGCAGAAAATATGGCTATAGTAATTTGGATGTGAAAGGAGATTGATTATGAATACATATTATAATTTTAAGCTAACGACAGCATATATTATACCGCTTTGTATAGTTACACTTATCATTACATCGGCTTTGATTCATGGTGTTAAAGAAATAATCAGGGAAACCAGAATTAAAAAGTTCTTTGTGGCACATGGTTATGAACGAAAATTCTTTGATGTAGAGAATTTTAGTGATACTAAATTATATAGATGGAATGGATGGATTAGACAAACAGATAGAACTAAACAGATAATGGGACGTGTTGTGAATGACCATGAGTTAGTATACTTGTCATTAAAAGAAATCAAAGAACTGTATAAATAATTAGGAGGAATATATTATGAGATGTCCTAAATGTGGTAAGAACGTACATTCTCATCATCAAGAGATAGATAAAACCAAAACTAAGATAACGAGATATTATGGTTGTAGGATTTGTCATCATAAATTTTGTACAGTCGAAACAATAGTGGAAGAAAGTGGGCGGGAGGCTTGATATTTTATGGCTAAAGTGACATTTAAACCGGTATGTGAATGCGGGCATATTTTTAAGAAATTTGAATATACACCTATGTATCACGTAGAAGATGTTGATAGAGAACAGGAGCTCATTAGAATCGGAAGTTATACTGACTACTTTAATGGGTTGTGTTGTCCGAAATGTGGCGAACCTATTACAGACTTTACTATTCCGGTTTTTACTCGTGATGGAGAGATTGTTTATACAGAGGAGTAACCAGGTTACATATTTTCGCGGTAGAATCTTAGTATCTTATAGAAAAGATATAGGAGGTATTAAAATATGCTATTGTTTGAGAATTGTGAGTTTTGTTATAATTCCGATGATAAAATGGGACGGCCATTTGTTATTATAATAAAAGATAGGGAACATTCTAATGGCAATGATGAACGTTGGAATATAGTAACACTTGGTAAAGATGAAACAAAACTAGTGTATGAAATGCTTAAAAAGTATTTTGGAGAGAATGAGTCCGATTAAGGGGCTCTTTTCTTTTTATATTTTTAGAAAAGGAGTGTAATTAAAATGATTAAAATGAAAGGTAAACTGCTTGAATTAGGAACTGTTGATACATGTAATAGAATGTTTGCTGAAGATTGTAATATTAAATTCCCAGAGATGATTCCGGTTGTCAATGGTGCATACGAACCGTTTGACGAGGATTATCAGATTATCGGTAATTGTTGTGTTTCCAGAGACGGAAATGTGTTAACCGGAGATGTCAGTATATATGGCGACTACGAAAATTGTGTACCATATAAAAAAGAATATATTAGCGGATACTATACTATGGTAGAAGTATGTGATAATAGTGACGGAATACGTGTGGTGTCGGAAGCAAACTTGCATCATATTTCGATTATTCCGTTATCAAAGTCGGCTGACGAGTCATTATATTTAGAAAAAGTGGAGGAATAGAATATGGCTGGTGTTGATGATGAACCTAAAGTAATTTTTAAAACAGATAATATTACAATTATGTATGACAATTCGGTGGATGAGCGTGGGCGAATACTCATTCTTACTAAAGATCGGGAATGTACAAGTTATGATAGATATATTGTAAATCATTTATCAATTGATGAAGCTTATAAGTTACGAGACGTTTTGGATGATTTGTCAAAATATGTGGAGGGTGAAAATGAGTAATATTAAAGTACAATTATTTACGCACACTGATTTAGATGGAGTGGGATGTGCTATCTTGGCGTATTTAGCTTTTGGGCGTAAGAATGTGGATGTGGAATATTGTGATTATAATAATATTAATGATGAGGTGCGTAACTATTTAATACACGAGTCCCTTTATGATTACGATAAAATATTCGTTACGGATATTTCTATTATGGACGAAGTTGCAAAAGAAATTGATTCTTATAATATGGATGGAAAATGGAGGTTATTTGACCATCATGCATCCGCTAATGATTTGAATAAATATTGGTGGTGCACAGTTGACACTATGAATGATAGCTTAGATATCAAGACATCTGGCACCGAATTATTTTTATAAATATTTATTGGAAATTGAAGCGTTTGATACTTTACCGGCATACATAATTAATAATATTAGTAGGTTTGTTGATATTGTTCGAGATTACGATACTTGGAGATAGAATGAGCTTGGAGAAGAAGGGGTTATTTGCAAACAGGTGAATGACCTCTTTTATATTTATGGCAGAGATAGATTTATTGATTGGACTATTGACCAGATTCATGCTTGTTACGAACCGTCAAATATAAAGATTAATGATGTGCCATTTATGAAAGTTAATCATGAAAAGTATTCATTTCCTCAGTTGTCAGTAACAGACCGGCTTCAGCTTGCTCAGAAACAAAAAGACATTGATATTTATGTAGAACAAAAGAGTACTCAAGTTATTACTCGATACGATTCGTTCGGCAATAAATACGGTATTGTATTTGCTGACCGGTATTTCAGTGAATTAGGAAATATGTTGTGTAAGAAGTATCCGATGCTGAGCTATATAGCAATGATTGATATTTCTCGTGGAACAGTTAGTTATCGTTCTATTCGAGAAGATATTAATTTGGGAACAGAAATAGCTCATGCTTATGGAGGTGGAGGTCATCCTAAAGCTGCTGGAAGTACTTTTAATAAGGAAGACATTATAAATATTATATGCGATAAATTGTTCGGAAGCGAGACTTTGAGCAATGCAGTCAAAAGGCACCTGAATGAAAATGGAGCAGAGTATTTTTAGATAATCAAAAGGAGTTGGAAAGGACTTATTAATGGTTATGGCTAGTGAGAAAAAAGGGGAAAGTAAAAAATTCGTATCTATATAATGATGCGGATAAAAGTAACAGAAATAAAGCAAAGAAAGGTGTTGATATTTATGGGTATGGGGCATGAGAATCTTGGTAATGCTTATTTATATAGATTTTATAAAGGGGTATTACAAGTATATTTTGGACAGGTGATTAGCATTAAAGGAACATGTAATAATCGTGGAATGTTTTATGTGAACGAAAAAGGGAAATCTATTGGAGATAAGAGTTTTTCAGTTAGTGAGCATGAGGGCGCTATATATAAGGGCATGATTTGGCTTCGAGAAGAAAATGAGAAGAAAGCCGCTACATTATTTAGAAACTATTACTTAGAACGATATAGGGATTTGAAACTTAAAATGACGAAGATTGATAACATCATTGATATTTTGGACTGGAAATACGACACATTGATGGAGGATTAAATTAAGGAAGGCTTTTGATTAGGGTTTCCTTTTTATAACCGCGATTTAAACAGACTGTATTATAGAAAAACAAAGGAGGTATATGTGATGAGTAATTTATTACAGACAATTCAGGTGCCAAAAGATACAAAATATGTGAATATGGGATTGGATATAGGTACAGAATTAATGGTACTGGAACTTAATTTTATATCTAACGCTCACAATTGGGGAGTTACAGTGGTAGATCCAAATGGAAATATTACTTCTGTATTAGATTCATATAATGAGGAGCAGTTAAATATAGTAGTTCCAATATATGAAGACATTGATTATATTGTAACAAAGATACATTTGATTATATTTAACAATAGAGATAAGGGCATGTATGAAGTATATCTTTGCAATTAATCTGAATTGTTTACTAAAGGGGATTTTACAGCCCCTTTGTTTTCTCTCATGTCAATACTTGAATTAAATAAAATATGTGATAGAATTATTTTCACAAAGATGGAGGTGGAAATATATGAAGCAAATCACAATTGTATATTTTGATGGGGAGAAGAAAGTAAGAGAGACACGTACTATTGGAAAGTAAGAATAATATTTGAGAGAGCTTAGGTCGGATAATATTGACTTGGGCTCTTTTCTTTTATTGATATTTAAAACACTGTTATAATAGGAAAGAACTAGGTAAGAATCATGAAGAAATTAAACGAATTAGGAAATGAAGCACTTGGTAATTATGTTGGTGAAGTATATTTGTACACGTTGAAAAATGGAGAGGTAGTTGAGCGTAAGGGAGCATTGTATCATCGTGACCCTGTATTTGATGATGGACAGTGGTGTCCTGGAGATAGCTATACTGTAACTTATGGTAAAGATGCAGGTAATGGCTTTATATTCACTCGTTGTGCTTTCGGGGAAGGTGTTTATGTGAATGGAAATATTTGGTTTAAGAATCCTGATATTAAGAATGCTAAGATTATATTTAGATTTGTACAGCGTGAGAGAGCCAGACGTGCTGCTTCTTGTGGAGTTGGTAACGGCGCGATGCATGTAAAGCAGGTAAAACCGAAGATGAATAGATAGTATAATAGTAGTTGTTATTATATGTAAAAAATGGTAAAATATTTACAAAAAGTGGAGGTTTTCATTATGAAGCAGAGAAAAGTAATATCGTTATGTTTGACAGTTGCTGTTGCGGCTAGCTTGTCATTATGTGGTTGTCAGAGTAACAGTTCGTCAGGCGACACCAATAAAACAGAAACAACTGAAAATTCTGACAGCACAGATAGTAAGAATGACAGCAAAGATGAAGGAGCAGATGTAGACACTAGTTGGTATGAAAATGACGGGTCTGCTATTGCTTCTGGATTTTATGTTGTTGGGGAAAGTTTAAAAGCTGGAAGTTATACGTTTAGTAATACTGGTAATGTCGCTGCTACTGTTGCAATTTTTAAAGATTATACTCATTATGAAGACTATGATTATGATTTGTACGAAGATACCGAATCTACAGTTGAAGAAAATTTAGGACAACATTCTTCTTATTATACAACTTTAGAGAATGGAGACTCTTGTGCTGTAAATGTATCTGATGGTGAAGTTCTTATGGTTAATGGAGATAGAGGAACTTTAGCAAATAATATGGACGATGATGAAAATGATACTATTGTTCTAAATAAAGGGAAAACGTTACCGAAAGGGGTATATAGTTCAGAACAATTAGATGAAGGAACATATGTTGTTAGTTATAATAAATCTGATTCTAAGATTATTTGGTGTGAAAATAATACAGATTATGAAGATTATAAATATAGTATGTCTAAATCAACGTCTGATGAAGATATAAACAGGGCACTAGCTATATATTCGGATTATGATTTCAAACTCAGTAACAATAATTATTGTATGATTACTATGACGAAAGATTCAGTTCTGTTGGTAGAAGATGGTCCGATATATATTCAGAAAGTGGACATGAACTGGATGAAATAATGTATTGATATTTTATACATGCTAAATAGCGAGTACAATATTTTAGAAAGAGAGACTTTTGGAGCAATTCAAGGCTCTCTTTTCTTTTGCAAATTTTTGAGGAATTGGAGAAAATGTGGTGAGTGAAGAAAAGAAAAAGCGCGGAAGACCCGCTAAAAATGGAGCCAGGAGAGAGCGTATTGATGTAAGATTGAGTGATGATGAGTACCAAAAACTGGCTGAAACGAGCAAGATTGTTGGCAAATCTATGGCAGAAATTGTACGAAATGGTATTGTTATGGCGGCTAATAACGAGATATTTTTGCATGAAATGAACCGTGAAGAGGGGAATTTTTAGGTAAAATAGCTTGAATTATTGTGTGTACATAAATTAATTTTGTGGTATTTATTGTGTGTACAAAAATAGTTTTTCGAATTATTGTACGTACAAAAATGTTTAAGAGTGACTAATTATTGTGTGTACATAAAAGATTTTGAGACTAATTATTGTGTGTACATAAATTAATTTTTCGAATTATTGTACGTACATAAAATCGATAAAAATGTGCAGTTTGAGCTGATTTTGGCTTATTTTTGGTGATTTTGGGCTAAAAATGGGTAAAAACGGGCGATTTTTGAATTATTGTACGTACAAAAAAAATAAAAATTTTTATAAGGTTATATTATAGACGCGATGAAAAAATAAACAATAGTTTATCTTAAAATTTAGACATAAAGGAAAGTTTATTTTTAAAGTTTTTATAAATATATATCCACAAATTTTTATTTTTTACGAATTATTGTGTGTACATAAATGTTTTGGTCAAAATACAACGAGGTAAAGGAGAAAGAGTATGAGTCTGATAAATGATAATATTATTGTAAATAGATTAAATGAGATGTATAATGATTTTTCTAGATTATATCCAGATGTGGAGCGAAAAGTTATTGACTGGTATCAATACGGACGAAAGAAGCTTATTGTGATCACTGAGGACAGAAGCGAATACTTATATGATTATACTAGTAAAAATTGTATATGTTTGAAAAACGCAAATAATGATATAAGCATGAGTGAAGAAGAATGGAAACGAAAGTTTTCTAAGAGTTTAAAAAATAAAATGTTATGGAATTGTATTGGACAGGATGAACTGGCTGACCTTACTGGAATTTCAAAAGTAACACTTAGTAAATATATGAATATGAAATCAACACCAAGTGCACATAACATTTATAGGTTGGCAAAAGCATTAAAATGTTTGCCTTCTGAATTAATTGACCCAAATCTATAATCAGGAAGGATTGATATTTTGGAAGAATGGAGACCGTTACAAGAAACTGATTTATATGAGGCTAGTTCTTATGGCTATATTAGAAACGTAAAAACTGGAAGAATACTGTATGGCACTGAAACTCGTAGAGGACGAATACGGGTAACAATATCTATCAATGGAAAACCATGTGTACGTTATATGCATAGATTAATAGCAGAAGCATTTTACGGGTCCCAATGTAATAATCTTGATGTATATCACAAAGACGGAAATGTAAAAAATAATAGATTAGATAATTTATGTATTGGAACAAGAGGAGACTCTATACGTAATTATTATTCCAATTGTGATTTGAAACGAACATTGGGTAAAAGAATATTAGTGGTAGAAACCGGAGAAGTATTTAATACAATCAGCGAGTGCAGCGAAGTAACTGGCATGAGTCGGTCTACAATTAGCAAATGTTTAAACTATGATTTTTATAATAATGTAAAAGGATTACACTTTAAATTAATAAATTGATATTTTAAGTAAGTTGAAAGAGGACGTTAACAACACACGTCCTCTTTTTTTTCGCCCATTTTTATCATTAAATGTTCAAAAAAAACCCCTTTTACTGTTCACTTGAAAAACAAGTCCTGTTATAGAGAGATGGCTTGAAGTTCATCTATTTTCTTTTTAGATTATCAAAAGTTGCTGTACCCCCTTGAAATGTCGTTAAAAGATAATCATAGAAATAGAGGACTTCAGGTTTTCTTTTAGAGTATAGAATAACAGACTATTGATATTTTTGAAGGAGGTTCCGATTATGCGAGAAAGCGAATTTCAAGCAGGATTGATTAAGGAATTAAAACAAAAATTCCCAGGCTGTCTTGTTTTAAAAAATGACTCTTCGTATATGCAGGGAATTCCAGATATCAGTATATTTTATAAATCTCATTGGGCGATGTTAGAAGTAAAGAAAAGTGCAAAGGCAAGCAGAAGACCAAATCAACAATATTATATTGATAAATTAAATGAAATGTCGTACGCGGCTTTTATATGTCCAGAGAATAAAGAAACTATCATGGGCGAACTAATAAAACTATTTAATGCACGAGGAGGAACACACCAATGATATTTGAGAAGCATTCTGAGCTTATAGGAAAACACGCCTTTCTAGCTCCGAGTCAATCATATTGGCTAAATTATTCGGAAGATAAATTACGTCAGAAATACGTAAGCTCTTATGGTCCATCTACAGGAACATCATTGCATGAATTAGCAGAAATTTTAATTTTGAATAACTTGAAATTAAAGAAAAATGACGAGCTTACTGTTTTGACCCATTTATTGAAAGATGGAATTCCACGTAATGTTATTGACATGGATAGAATCTATAACAATTTTCGTAATTATGTAAATGATGCGATTGGATATAAAATGACTCCTGAACAGATTCTATATTATTCGAAATATTGTTTTGGTACAGCTGATGCGATTTCTTTTCGGAATAATTTTTTAAGAGTACATGATTACAAGTCTGGCATACATCCGGCAGATATGAATCAGCTGATGGTATATGTTGCTCTGTTTTGTTTAGAGTACCATGTTAAACCAGGAGAAATAGATATTGAGCTTCGTATCTATCAGAATGATGAAATTATACATCACGAACCGGAAGCAGATGAGATTTTACCGATTATGGACTGTATTGTTCGTGAAAGTAAATATTTAGAGAGACTGTATGAGGAGGGATAATTAATGAACCAAATAGCAGAAGATATATTGTCTTATCTTGGACAATCTGATGAAGTTGATGTGACCAAAGATAACATTGATATTTTGGAATTAAATCACTCTTCTAATCCAGTAGCAAAAGAAATTGCAGATTATTACGGAATGGCGGAATTCATAGATGAAGAATATCTAGAACATTATGGTATGCCACGCAGAAGTGGACGCTATCCATATGGTTCGGGAGAAAATCCATACCAACATGGACGAGACTTTCTTGGTCGTATTTCAGATTTGAAATCTTCCGGGTTTACTTATAAAGACCCTAAAACTGGCGAAGTATATACTGGCGAAAAAGCTATTTATAAATCAATGGGTTTAACATCAACTGAATACAGACGTCAGGTAAGCTGGGCTAATTATGAGAAGCGTCTTGTTGATGTTCAGACTGCTAAGAGCTTGAAAGCGGATGGACTCGGAGCAACTGCAATAGGTAAAAAGATGGGACTTCCAGAATCTACAGTTCGTTCATTACTGGAACCAACCTCAGAAGACAGAATGAATCAGGTTATGAACACTGTTAATTTGTTAAGGCAAGAATTGATTGCTAAGGGAATGCTTGATGTTGGAGCAGGAGTTGAACAGGACTTAGGAATTTCCAGAACACGTCTTGATACTGCTTTAGATTATTTGGAGAAAGCAGAAGGATGCCCTATTTATGGTGGCGGTATTCCACAGCCTACAAACTCTAATCAGCAGTCAAACCAGAAAGTACTATGTCTTCCTGGAACTAAGGCTAATGAGATATATGATTACGATAAAGTCGGTACCATTACTGAATATACATCAAGTAACGAAGGTGAAACCTACCATAAAAAGTTTACATATCCTACTAGTTTAGATTCAAAAAGATTACAAATAAGATATTCTGAAGACAAAGGACCTGATGGAGCTACTGGTCTTGAAAAAGACGGAATTATTGAATTACGTCGCGGAGTAGATGATTTATCTTTAGGTAATTCGAAATATGCGCAGGTGCGTATCATGGTTGATGGAACACATTACCTTAAAGGAATGGCGGTTTACTCTGATAATATGCCTAAAGGCGTTGATGTTATATTTAATACCAACAAGAAAAGTGGTACTTCAATGACCGATGTACTGAAAAAGATAAAGAGTGACCCTGATAATCCGTTCGGCTCTTTGATTAAAGACGCAGACGAAGGCGGACAGTATTGGTATACAGACAAAAAGACTGGAGAAGAAAAACTCGGACTTATTAACAAACGTTCGGACCAGGGAGATTGGACTGAATGGGCTAATGCACTTCCATCACAATTTCTTGGTAAACAGTCTACTACCATGGCTAAGAAACAGTTGAATCTTGCAAAGGCAGATAAGTATGCAGAATTTGATGAGATTTGTAGCCTTGAAAATCCTACTATTAAAAAGTATTTGCTTGAAAAGTTTGCTGATAATTGCGATTCTGCAGCAGTACATTTAAAAGCAGCTGCATTACCAGGTCAAAAGTACCATGTAATTATTCCTGTTAATTCGTTGAAAGATAATGAGATATATGCACCTGGATATGACTCTGGTACAAAACTGGCTCTTATACGGTATCCGCATGGAGGAACTTTTGAAATTCCTATTCTGACTGTAAATAATAAAAACAAGGTCGGAAAAGAACTTATAGGTCCTGATAGTATAGATGCCGTTGGTATTAACCATAAGATAGCGGACCAGTTATCGGGTGCTGATTTCGATGGCGATACTGTTATGTGTATTCCAACACATGATGAAGGTGGAAAAGTAAAAATCAGAAATAAGCAGCCACTTAAAGAACTTGAAGGGTTTGACCCAAAAGTTGAGTATGGTGGAACTAAAACTGTCGATAGCAAAGGTGTAGAACATTATACACGTAATGGACAAGAATACCCTATCATGAAAGACACTCAGAAACAAATGGGTGTCATTTCTAATCTTATCACGGATATGACTTTAGCAGGTGCACCTGATACTAAAATTGCACGAGCTGTAAAGCACAGTATGGTTGTAATCGATGCTGAAAAACACCATTTGGATTATAAGAGTAGTGAGATTGAAAATAATATTGCTGCATTAAAAGCTGAATTTCAGAAAAGTACAGATAAGAATAGAAATACAAAGTATGGAGGAGCAAGTACAATTTTATCAAGAGCAAAAGGTGAAACCACTGTCGAGAAAAGACAAGGTAGCTATAAAATTAATATGCCTGATAAAGATTATTATGACCCGACAAGACCAATAGGTGCAAAACTTTGGAAAGAAGCAGACGATATTTACATTCCAGACAGAACTACAAGTAAGAAGACTGGAAAGGTACGAATTAAAACCGCAGATGGGAACACTATAACCTATGACCTTAATGACAAGGAGGCTTATAATAAGTACCGCCCTACTAAGCATGTGGATAAAGAGACTGGAAAAGTGACCTACACGAATAGGGATGGCGACATTACTTATGCTGTGAAAAAACGGACTCAAAAGAGTACGAAAATGGCAGAGACGGATGACGCATATACCCTGGTATCAGAGAAACGGCACCCTATGGAGCTACTCTATGCCGACTATGCCAACGATATGAAAAACTTAGCTAATCAGGCACGAATTGAAAGAGAAAAAGCTGGTAAGATTTCATATAGTGCGGAGGCTAGGCGTACCTACAAGACGGAAGTACAGTCACTAGATGGTAAGCTTATGAACGCAGAGCGTAACCGTCCTAAAGAGAGAGAGGCATTACGTCGTGCAAATGCTGAAATAAATGCAAAAATGAAAGCTGACCCGAACATGAAGAAGGGTGACCTTAAAAAACTCAGACAGAGGACCGTATCTAAGTATCGTGAGGAAGTAGGGTCAGCATCTAGACGGGATAGGAACATCAACATTACGGATAAGGAATGGGAAGCTATTCAAGCCGGTGCAATTAGTGAAACAAAGCTTAAACAGATTCTTAATAATACTGACATTGACAAGCTTAGAGAAAGAGCAACACCTAAAACAGTTACTTCTCCAAGCTCTGCACAGATTGCAAGAATCAAAGCTTTATCTGCTTCTAATTACACTTTAGCTGATATTGCAAAGAAGACCGGTTTCTCAACTTCTACAGTTTCTAAGTATCTATCTGGAAAAGGAGTGAAATAGAATGACAGCAAATGAATACATTACTGAAACAGAAGTACGTTTGACTACATTCGATAATCCTTTCGATCCATTTGATGATTTCACTTCTTGGTACATGTTTGATGAAGAAAAAGGCTATAACACTTGTGGTTACTTAGACAGAATTGCAAATGTTACGGATGACATGTCACAAAAGGAAGCAGACAAAGAAATTGAAAGAGCAATTGATGAAATTATAGAGCTCAATCCGCTTAACATCTATCGAAAAGTGTCTCGTACATTCATAACCGCATATTAAAGTGCCTTAAAAGCACAATTAAGAACAAAACTATAAAAATAAACAAAAATAATAAAAGAAATATACTTATCTATGACAAAAATAGAGGGTAGGGGGTCCTTGAAAAACACACCCCCTCCCTGCATCGGCGCGGTCTTGATATTTTCCCCGGCGGAAATTTTGGGAATAGCAGATTAATATTTTGCCAGTGACTCACCCTTTTCAATCAAATGAAATGGGTGGGTCTTATTTATTATACAGCATCTAATAGAACCCATAAGATACTCCCATAATACGTACAGATATTTATTTGTACCCCTTTCTGACATGTTGCTTCACGTACCAATAATTGCTTATGGGTTCTGTTAAGTGCTGTATAAGTAGTAGAAAACTAACAGAGAGGAGGCAGTAAACATGGCAAAAGGTGTTACAAACTCATCGAAACCAAAGCGGAAAATCCGACCGGCTACAACACCAGAAGGACGGGAAGCGCAGATGATAGCTTTAGCGGTAGACCTTGCAGAACAGCAGCTTATAGACGGTACTGCGTCTTCTCAGGTTATTACACATTTTCTTAAACTCGGGACAACGAAAGCTGAACTAGAGAAAGAGAAACTAAAACGAGAAAACAAGGTTTTGGAAGCTAAAGCAAAAGCTTACCAATCCGGAGAAGAAATTAAAACCCTTTATGATAATGCAATCAAAGCAATGCGAGATTATGCAGGACAAGGAGACCCAGATGAATACTATGATGAATAAATGCTATTCTGAATTGATTCGACTGCCAACCTTTATTCAGCGCTATAGGTATCTGAAACTAGGAGGAATCATTGGAGAAGAAACATTTGGGCATGACCGTTATCTGAATCAAATATTATACCGGTCTCCAGAATGGAAACGCTTTCGTAGAGACATTATTATACGGGATGAAGCACGAGATTTAGCTTGTGAGGGATATGACATTGTTGGGAAAATTCTAATTCACCATATGAATCCTATTACAGTTAGAGACATCGAGTTACGTGATTCCAAAATATTTGACCCTGAAAATGTGATTTCGGTCACTCTTAATACTCATAATGCAATACACTACGGTGATGAGAGTTTACTTATCACAGAACCGCTCGAACGAACACTATATGATACGTGTCCTTGGAAACGGACATAGGACAGAAAGGAGCAAACTAATGGAAGAAAATATTCTGAATAGCGTAAAAAAGTCTATAGGAATTGTGTCTGAATATGACGCTTTCGACGAGGTTCTTATTATACATATTAATTCTGTCTTTATGATTCTAGCTCAGATGGGTGTAGGGCCGGCTAAAGGCTTTCGTTTAGAAGATGGTTCTGAAGGATGGAGCGATTTTCTTTCCGAAGAATATGAGAACTACGAATCTGTTAAATCGTACATTTGTATGAAGGTTCACCTCCTATTTGACCCTCCATCAAGTTCTACACATCTGGAAGCTCTTAAGCAGTCTGTAAGTGAATTTGAATGGCGACTTAATTTCGAAGCAGAGGAATCAAAATGATTTGGAAAGGAGGTATGCAGAAATGGAGAATACAATTTTAACATCGGTGACAAGTGACGACAAAATTTATCATCACGGTATTATGGGTATGAAATGGGGTATTCGTCGTTATCAAACTAAGGATGGAAGTCTTACGAATTTAGGAAGAAAACGATATAACTCAAAAGATGGAACCTTAAATAATCGTGGTAAAAAAATGTATGATAAAGAAACCGCCGAATTAAAAGCAGAACGGAAAGTATTGAAAAATAAGGCTCGTACTCAGAAGAAAGTAGATAAACTGAATGACCTTAAAAATGAAGTTGATGACTTAAAAAAAGCGGATGTGGAAGCTAAAGAAGGTGAAAGTCGAGAAGCAAAAAGGAAACGTCTATTGGAAAGCACTGACGCTAAAGAGCTTTACGAGAACCGTAAGCTTTTAACTACCGCGGAACTCAACGATAGAATTAACCGTATCGATACAGAAGCACGTTTGGCAAGTAAGATTCCGGAACAAAAGACAGGACTGGATTATATAAATGACAAAATGTCTCGTGCATCTAATACTCTTAATAATGCCACAAATATGTTTCAAAAGGTAGACAACGCTTATTCAACGGTAGCTAAATCAGCTGTTGGCAAATCTATTATCAAACAATTAGGTATTGAACCACCTAAGAAAACGTTTGACCTTGACCGTTTCATGGATAATATTTCAACAAAAAGTAATCAGGAAATTTCAGATGCTAAGAACCGTATGCAGAATGAGCGTTTCTTACGTACGGAACAGGAGCGTCGAAGGCGAGAAGCAACTAAATAATAAAGCAGGTGATTAATCATGGCATTAAGTAATAAAGCTGTTCCGCGATACTACGGAAAATTTCGAGATGCCGTGGTTAGAGGCGAAATACCAGTTTGCGAAGAAATCTCCCTCGAAATGAACCGAATAGATGAATTAATAGAAAACCCAGGCTTTTGGTATGATGACCAAGCAGTCGAGGGTTTTATTCACTATTGTGAGAATGAGTTAACTCTTACAGATGGTGAAGATTTACATTTATTAGATTCGTTTAAACTATGGGCCGAAGAAATTTTTGGATGGTATTACTTTATTGAACGAAGTATTTACGACCCGGAAGAAGGACATTATGTAAAGAAACGAATTAAGAAACGGTTAGTTAATAAACAGTACTTGATTGTAGCCAGAGGTGCTGCTAAGTCAATGTATGCCGCTTGTATTCAAAGCTATTTTTTGAATGTAGATACAACTACAACGCATCAAGTAACTACGGCTCCAACAATGAAACAGTCCGAAGAAGTTCTTGCCCCAATACGAACTGCAATTACGAGAGCTAGAGGACCTTTATTTCAATTTTTGACAGAGGGTTCTTTACAAAATACTACTGGTTCCAGAGCTAATAGACAAAAATTGGCGAGTACTAAAAAGGGTATTGAGAATTTCTTAACTGGTTCACTGCTTGAAATCAGACCAATGAGTATTGATAAACTACAGGGATTAAATAGCAGAATCAATACTGTTGATGAATGGCTTTCAGGTGATGTACGAGAAGATGTTATCGGAGCGCTAGAACAGGGTGCTTCAAAGAACGATGATTATTTAATTGTAGCTATTAGTTCTGAAGGTACCGTTCGAAATGGTAGCGGTGATACAATCAAAATGGAATTAGCGAAGATTCTCAAGAATGAGTATCGTAATCCACATGTATCTATATGGTGGTACAAGCTTGATTCTATTGATGAAGTAGGAAGACCGGAGATGTGGCTGAAAGCAAATCCGAATCTTGACAAGACCGTTACATATGAAACATATCAGCAAGATGTTGATAGAGCTGAACAGGCTCCAGCAGCTAAGAACGATATCTTAGCTAAACGATTTGGTATCCCACTAGAGGGGTACACCTATTACTTTACATATGAGGAAACATTACCTCATAGAAGACGTGATTTCTGGCAGATGCCATGCGCTTTAGGAGCAGACTTATCTCAAGGCGATGACTTCTGTTCATTTACATTTCTATTTCCATTAAGAGATGGATGTTTTGGAATAAAAACCCGAAACTACATTTCTTCTTTAACACTTAAAAAATTACCAGCAGCTATGAGAACTAAATACGACGAGTTTATGAAAGAAGGAAGTCTGATTATTCTTGAAGGTACTGTGCTTGACATGATGGATGTTTATGACGATTTGGACCAGCACATTATTGATAGTGCTTATGATGTCAGGTGCTTCGGTTATGACCCGTATGGTGCTAAGGAGTTTGTTGCTCGATGGGAATTAGAGAATGGCCCGTATAGCATTGAGAAAGTTCCGCAGGGTTCTAAAACAGAATCTATTCCTTTGGGAGAATTGAAGAAACTATCTGAAGAACGAATGCTTATTTTTGATGAAGAAATTATGACATTTGCAATGGGTAATTGCATCACCTTGGAGGATAGCAACGGTAATAGGAAATTATACAAACGAAAACGTGAGCACAAGATAGATTGTGTTGCAGCTATGATGGATGCTTACGTCGCATGGAAACAGAATAAAGATGCATTTGATTAATATAGGAGGTAAAGATGAGAGATTATGTAATTACTAGAGAAACTGAGAATCCAGAAGACGAACTCGAACATTATGGCGTTCTTGGTATGAAGTGGGGAGTACATAGAGCCACTAAAAAATATTCAACAGCTACTACAAAAGCGGAACGTAAAAAAGCTTCCGATAAATTATCTACTCATATGGAGAAAGCAAGTAAAAAGCTTAATAAGTATGATAGAAAAACTACCAAAAAACTAAATAAAGCTATTAGAAAAAGATACGGTTTATTAGGCAATAACCGAAAATACGAAAAAGCTAAAGCCAAAGCTGAACGAACTGCATATAAGGGAGATAAATGGTACAAAAACATGGAGAAGACATTTTCTAAGCAAAAAGTTGTAAATATTTCTGATAAAGATAAAGCAACTGGAGAAAAATTTGCTAAGTTCTTTGACCAGAAAGCTGATTTTGGAGAGAGCTCATATCGACGTGACCGCTAATACTCAATTATAGGAGGAAAATCAAAATGGAATTATCATTTAGTTCACGTCTGCGTCATGCCTGGAACGTGTTTCGAAACCGTGAACCAACTTATGATTTTAGGGATACAGGACCGTCTTCATCATATAGACCAGATAGAGTTCAGTTAACAGGTGGAAAAGAACGTTCTATTGTAACAGCGGTATATAACCGTATTGCTTTGGATGTTTCAGCAGTAAAAATTAAACATTGCAAGATTGATGACAATGGAAGATACATAAGTTCTGTAAATTCGTCATTGGATAAATGTTTTAATCTGGAAGCCAATATCGACCAAACCGGTAGAGCATTCATGCAAGATGTGGTTATGAGTATGTTAGATGAAGGATGTGTGGCAATTGTGCCTATTGATACAACATTTGACCCGACTTTAACTGGAGGATACGATATTGAAACTATGCGTACTGGAAAAATTCTTGAATGGTATCCAGAACATGTAAAGGTTCGTGTATACAATGATAGAACCGGTAAACAGGAAGATAAGAAAGTTCCTAAAAGTATGGTTGCAATCGTTGAAAATCCGTTATATGCCGTAATTAATGAACCTAATTCAACGATGCAGCGGTTAACAAAAAAGTTGGTGTTACTGGATTCAGTAGACCAATCAACAAGTTCTGGAAAATTGGACATGATTATTCAGTTACCGTATGTTATCAAGTCTGAAGCTCGTAAGAATCAGGCAGACAGACGACGTAAAGATATTGAGGAACAATTAAAAGGTCCTTACGGTATTGCGTATGTTGATGGAACTGAAAAAATCATTCAGCTTAATCGCCCTATTGAGAACAATCTGATGAAACAAATCGAGTATCTTACCAATTTATTATACAGTCAGTTGGGTATAACTCAGGAAATTCTCAATGGAACAGCAGATGAAAAGACTATGTTAAATTACAATTCTCGTACAATTGAACCTATTATTTCGGCTATTGTTGATGAGATGAAACGTAAGTTCTTAACCAAAACCGCTCGGACTCAGAACCATACAGTTACATTCTTTATAGATCCATTCCGTCTTGTACCAGTTAATGATCTAGCAGAAATAGCCGACAAACTTACGCGTAACGAGATTCTGACAAGTAATGAAATCCGACAGATTATTGGTATGAAGCCGTCCAGTGACCCTAAGGCTGACAAGCTTATCAATAGTAACTTAAATCAACCTGAAGATAAAATCAATGAAACACCATCAACAGCTGAATCAACAGAAGATTCTACAGATGGAAATACAGATGAAGATTTTTCATTCAGAGATTTACCAGTGTCAAGTTTACCGTCACTGGAATAATATGAAATATTCTGTTAGCACTTAAATCCAAAGTTATTCAGTTAGTATTCAGTAATAAGAGATATAGAACCATATTACAGGTTTGCAGACTGTATCACAAATGAGCAACGTGCTGATAGATATATAAATGTAACTATAAAACAAATGTTTGTATAGACATAGGAGGTAAAAATCAAAATGGGTAAAAAGTGCGATTGTTCTGGATGGGCAACTCGTGCGGATATGCTCTGCTCTGATGGCAGGACAATTCGTAAAAATGCCTTTGCAGAATGCGATGGTATGACTGTACCCGTTGTATGGAATCACGAGCATGATAATGTCAATGCAGTACTTGGACATGCTTTATTGGAAAATCGTGATGATGGTGTATATGCGTACATCACATTTAACAATACTGATTCCGGACAGAACGCAAAATTACTGGTACAGCACAAAGATGTAGATCGACTTTCGATTTATGCAAACAAACTTAAACAGCGTGGAGGAGACGTTATTCACGGTATTATCAAAGAGGTTAGCTTAGTTTTAGCAGGAGCTAATCCAGGAGCAATTATTGATACAGTGATGGCACACGGAGACAACTCAGAAGAAGAAGGAATTATTTATTGTGGCGAGTTCATCGATATGGTGGATTCGTTTTTTCATGCCGAAAAAGAGGAGAAAGGAGAATCTGAAGTGGCTGAAGGAAATAATAAATCTGAAAAAAAGATGGATGAAAAGACTGTTGCTGAAATCATCGATACTATGAGTGATGACCAGAAGAAAGCTATGGCGGTTGTAGTTGCAATGTTAATAGATGAATTACAGAAAGATGATAAATCAAGCAATAAAGAAGTAAAGCATGCAGACGATGAAGAAAAAGATAATGACGAAAAGACTGTAGCTGATGTATATGAAGAATTTACACCAGAACAGAAAAAAGTTGTGGATTTTATGGTCGGTATGGCTCTTGAAGAATCTGACATTATCGACGATGAAGACGACCAGGAAGATGACCAGGAAGATGACCAGGAAGATGATGAGAATGGAGGAAATGAAATTATGAAACATAACTTATTTGATAAAGAAACGAATGTTCAGGAGCAGGAAGTTCTCACACATTCAGAATTTGTAGATATCGTTAATGAGGCTAAGAGAAACGGCAGCCTTGCAGATACTTTCTTGCAGCATGGTATCACAAGCATCGATTACCTTTTCCCGGATGCGCAGACAGTTGACACTGTACCAGGATTTATTAAGAGAGATGATACCTGGGTAACCGATGTAATGTCTTCTGTACATAAAACACCGTTTTCACGTGTTAAGTCTGTGTTTGCAGACATCACTGAAGCAGACGCAAGAGCTAAAGGTTACATCAAAGGAAATCAGAAAACAGATGAAGTATTTAAGCTGTTAAAACGTAATACAACACCAACAACAGTATATAAGCACCAGTCTATCGACCGGGATGATGTTAGTGATATTACTGGCTTTGACGTAATTAACTGGCTTAAAACAGAAATGCGCATGATGCTGGATGAAGAAATTGCACGCGCAATCCTTATTGGAGATGGAAGAAGCGGTTCTTCCCCAGATAAAATTAATGAACAGAACATTCGCCCAATTTGGACAGATGATGACGTTTATACAGTAAAAACAGAAATCAAGATTAGTAAATCTACAACAGATGAAGAAAAGGCTAGAAATTTCATTAAAGCATGCAAGAAATCAAGAAAGAATTATAAAGGTTCAGGTAATCCAGTTATGTACATGTCTGAAGATATGCTTACAAACTGTCTGTTACTGGAAGATACAAACCAGCGTGTAATCTATGATACAGTAGAGAAACTTGCTACAGCACTTCGTGTATCTAAGATTGTACCGGTTGCTGTTATGGAAGACCTGTCAAGAGTAAAAGGTGCTAATACTCACTTCCTTGGTGGTATTTACGTAAATCTTGCGGATTACAATGTTGGCGCTGATAAAGGCGGCTCAGTAAATATGTTCGATGATTTCGACATTGATTACAACAAGCAGAAATACCTTATTGAGACACGTTGCTCAGGCGCTTTGATTAAGCCTTATTCAGCAGTAGCAATTGAGTTTGTAGAACCAACGTCTGAAGTAGAAGCAGCGTAAAATCAAAATGGAGAAAGTATTATGTCTAAGTGGTATGGAAAAGTCGGTTTTGCAGATACCGTAGAATATGAACCAGGTGCTTACGAAAATGAGTCAGTCGAGAAGCTATACTACGGAGACGTAATAAGTAACCGATGGAAAAAAGAAAGCGGAGATAGGGTTAACGATAATATTAATTTGTCAAACCAGATTAGTATTGTTGCTGACCCTTATGCTTTTATGCATTGTTCGAAAATAGCGTATGTCGAATATATGGGGACTAAGTGGAAAGTTATCGATGTCGAACCACAATTTCCACGTCTAATACTAAATGTAGGAGGTATTTACAATGGGAACTAGAATCGAGTTACAAGGTAAACTTGAACAATTATTAGGTTCCAGTCAAGTGTATTATCAGCCTCCTGAAGAAGTGAAAATGTCATACCCAGCTATTCGATATTCCAAAATCGGCATGGATAAAGTATACGCGGATAACGGTGCCTATCGTTTGAGGACAAGATACAGTCTTACTGTTATTGATCGTCGACCAGACAATCCGGTTATACAGAAATTACTGGTGTTACCGTATTGTTCTTATGATAGGCACTATATTTCAAATAATTTGAATCACGATGCATTAACAATATATTTCTAATATTTATAGGAGGAAACAAAGTATGGCTAGTAAAAGGCTTGAATGGGATAAAGTTGGTGAAAGATATTATGAAACCGGCGTAGAGAAGTGCGTATTATATGTACAGGATAAAGGTGCGTATCCAAAAGGAGTAGCATGGAACGGACTTACTGCTGTTAATGAAAATCCATCAGGAGCAGATACCAACGCAGTCTATGCGGATAACATTAAGTATTTGAACTTATTGTCCAGCGAAGATTTCGGAGCTACTATTGAGGCTCTTATGTATCCAGATGAATTTAAAGAGTGCAACGGCGAAAGTGAAATCGCCAAAGGTGTTGTGATTGGACAGCAGAAGCGTAAACAGTTTGGTTTATGTTATAGAACCCTTGTTGGTAACGATACTGATGGCGAAGAACATGCATACAAATTACATATTATTTATGGAGCATTAGCAGCCCCATCTGCAAATAGTTACCAGACAATTAATGATAGTCCAGATACGGTGTCATTTTCATGGGAAATCAGTACAACACCAGTAAATGTTTCTGGAAAAAAACCAACAGCATTACTTGTCATTGATTCAAGAACTGCTGATGCCGAAAAACTTAAGCAGCTTGAAGATATTCTTTACGGTAGTGAAAACACAGAGCCTAGATTACCATTACCAGACGAAATCATTACTTTAATGAGTGAAGCTGCGTAATAACAACATAAGCATAAGGACCTCATCTTAATGATGGGGTTCTCTTTTTTATGGAAGGAGTACAAATATATGTTAACAAAACCGATTACTTATACAGATTACAATGAAGTTGAAAGAACTGAAGACTTTCTTTTCAATCTTTCAAAAGCAGAACTTATGGAAATGGAACTGTGTACAACCGGAGGACTTACAGAAATGATTCGAAAAGTGGTACAGACGCAGGATATTCCATCCATTATTAAAGTATTTAAGGACATTATTCTCAAAGCATATGGAGAAAAGAGTCCAGACGGAAAAACTTTTATTAAGATTGATGAAAACGGAAGAAAATTAGCTGACAAGTTTGCGCAGACAGAAGCTTATTCTGTATTGTTTATGGAATTAGCAACTGATGACGTGGCAGCGGCAGCATTTATAAATGGTATCATTCCTAAGGATTTACGTGATGCAAACACTGCAGCTCCTACATTAGTAACAGCTAATAATTAGGAATAGTTATATAGAGGATAAGTGGATGCTTGAGATTACAGTACCTAAAACAGAGTTGTATGACGAAAGTACAAATGCGTTTTTGTATGTAAATGAAACTACATTACAGTTAGAGCACTCACTTCTTTCTATTTCAAAATGGGAAAGAAAATGGTGCAAGCCGTTTCTGCATACTAACGATAAGACTACCGAAGAAACCCTTGATTATATTCAATGTATGACAATAACAAAAAAAGTTGACCCGTTAGTGTATAAATGTTTAACTACTGATAATTTGCAGGAGATAAACGAATACATAAATGCTCCGATGACCGCTACTACGTTTTCGGATAATACAGGAGCGAAAAATAGAGAAATAGTTACCGCTGAGATACTGTACTATCAAATGATAGAATTGAATATTCCGATTGAATTTCAAAAGTGGCATTTGAACAGTCTTATTGCTCTAATACGTGTCTGTGCAATAAAGAAGCAACCTCCAAAAAAGATGAGTAAAAGCGAGATAATACGAAGAAACTCTGAGATAAATGATGCAAGAAGAAAGCGGTTTAAAAGCAAAGGTTAGGAGTGATGAAATGAGTGTATATAACGTACATGGAGGACATTCATTAGTATGTCGAGGAGCTAGTGGCTTGCTTGATGAAGTAAACGAAGACAGAAAGGTAAAGAACAAAGTTATTGAACTGCTTAGAGCCGAAGGACACACGGTTTACGATTGCACTGATGATGTTGGGATAAACCAGAATCAGAATTTAAGAAACATTGTTGCAAAATGTAATGCACATAATGTTGATTTGGATATTTCCATTCATCTGAATGCTGGTGGCGGAACCGGATGTGAAGTGGAAAATTATAATTCAAACACAAAAGCCATTTCGGACAGAATTTGTTCTAACATATCTTCTGTTCTTGGAATCGCTAACCGAGGAACAAAATATATGCCTGGACTATATGTGCTTGAACACACAAATGCACCGGCTATTTTGGTAGAGTGCTGTTTTGTAGATAACGCTACAGATAACACAGCATGGAACGTATACAAGTGCGCCAAAGCTATTGTAGAAGGAATTCTTGGTAAATCTATTGGCAGTTTTTCCACCACTCAGGGATGGCAGAAGAATTCAGTCGGTTGGTGGTATACAAATGCAGATGGAAGTTATCCTTCAAATAGTTGGCAGAACATTGATGGTAAATGGTACTATTTCGATGAAAAGGGATATGATTACTTCCTATTAGGAACACTGTAAATACAAGGCTTTTCGGAGCCTACAA